CTACACACATTTTCTTCTATATTCTATGATTTTGTTGCCGGTGCCAACGATTTTTTCAATGTCAGCAAACGATTTTTCAGGTGTAACATGTGTATACAAGTCCATTGTCATTTTCAGTGTTGCATGGCCCAAATATGATTGAACGACTTTCGGCTCTATCCCTGACTCAAAACATCTTGTCGCAAACGTATGTCTGAATGTGTGACCGCTAAAAAATGGAAATTCATTGTCACTGCTCTTTGTGTCATTTATCCGTCTTACAACTGAACGTATAGAGTCGCTGTATATAACCGAATTAATCGGTGTGTTGAACCTTGTAACAAACAAATATTCGTTTTGCTCCTTGGGTCTGCGTGCCGAAACTATCTTTTTAAGTTCAAATTGCTTTGTCAGATATTCCTTGCACACACTGTTAATTGGTACGTGTCTGTAACTCTGCTTGGTTTTTGGCGGCTCAACATGAAATGTCTTGCCTTTATCTTCAAGGTATTTCTGATACACAAGTGTCTTATTAACATCAATATAGCCCTCGTCCATATGTATATCTGCCATTGTGAGTGCAAACAGTTCTCCTGGGCGCAAGCCTGTATTAACCGCCACATTATACATGTTGTCGTAAAACGTGCCCTTGCACGCTTCAAAAAACTCGTTCTGCTGCTCTACTGTCAATGCAAAAGCATTAACTTCCTTGTCTGCTCTCAACTTTACACCTTTCGCCGGATTCTTAATCATCAGGTCATCTTCCATAGCTCTACTGAACATGTCATTTAAAATAACCTTGATTTTGCTCTGTCTCTCATACTTATAGTTATCGTCAGAAGCTTTGTCGATAAGTAACTGCACATCTGACTTGCGAATAGATGTTATTTCATGGTTTCCTAAGTATGGTGAAATGTTCTTCCTATATATATGCGTGTACTCCCTAATGGTATTGGGGCGCACTCTCTTTTTCTTGTATACATTCATCCACCTGTCAAACCACGCATCGAGGGTAATGCTGTCTCTAACACTTGCGAATTGTTGATTGTCGGTCACTGCTTTACTGAGTTCTTTCCGCAGTTCTGACAACTTGCTGTTGTAAATTGTCTTGCTCTTGCCGAACCTATCTTTATATCTGCCCTGATAAAGTCCGTCCTTGCGCTGGGTTATTCCGACTCCCAGCTCTTTTCCTCTCAAATCCTTTCCCATACTGATTTATGGCTCCTTTCAAAATCAAAAGCCATTATATGATAATTTCTATATTACTACATAATGGCTTATAATTCAATATATCTATATACTATCTGTCTTTTCGAGATATTTCTCAAATTCCTTGCGCTTGACTAATCGCTTACCTCTCCCGACAAAAAGTACAAAAGGGCACGAGGGATTATTAAGCATATCATTGATTCTGTTAATTCCGATATTGCTGTATTCAGCGGCCTCATCAATCGTCAGCGTTACCTTTTCCCATATTGGCACTTTGTTAATCATTGCCTGACTCCTTTCTATCTTTTCTTTAATGTCTGCCACTCTCCGGGAAGTGGTTGTTTTTGAGATTAATAGTCTCTGTGATACCTCTTCAAGGCTTTTATCAGCAACTAGCAACTTAAAAACTTCCACTTCCTCATCGGTGAAATTGGCATTTTTCATAATCTCTTCAAGTTCCGGCTTAGTAAGTTTTGAAAACTTCATAAGCCTATCTCCTATCCTTCGGTTTTGTTCGCACTGTGTATACAAGTATTTGAGTATCGGCATGAGCTGTTACACGGCCTGTTATCCTCGTACACACATTGTTTTTTAATCGGCTCTATATCACTTATAGTTCTGCTATTCATCTGCTCTCCCATTCCTCGCAACAATCGGTATAATCTGTCCAATCAGCTACATATTCGCTATCTTGGTTACAGCATACCCAACCTTGCGATATATCCTCGTATTGATGATATTTGCAATTTCCACAACATTCATTCATTTTATCATCACTTCCTTTTTGTATTGTTCTGCCATATATTGTCCGTAGCTCATGCCCTTACTCTTAGCAATCTCGCAGATTTCCGCAAGTTTGTTTTTCTTAACAGGCTTTCTTTTAAGTCTTTTCTTTTCTCTGATTTTTCTTAATTCCGTAGCTCTCTGCTGTCTATGCGCTTCGCAACACGTATTTTGGTTAGCTGCGGCCGGTGTAAATATCTTGCTACAGACTACACATTTAATTGGTTTGTAGTGTTTCATTGTTTACCTCTCCATATTTCTTCATCAAGAATATACTGTCTGATAAATCTATCTGCGTACTGTGGGTGTATCATTGACCTTGCTGTTTTAACATTGTCTGCCCCTGTTTTTGTATAATGTTCTTTTGCCATTGTTTTTATAGTGTCCTTACATTCGATAGCGTTATAACTAATTGGCTCAAAAATAAGATTATTCTGTGGCTCACAATTCAAAAACCAATATTGCGTAGGCTTTTTAAAGTAATCTCCGCTATCTCTCCTGTCTCTGTCAATTACCGCTGGGGAATAGCACCAATATCGTCTTAAAAAATGCTCTTCTGAATAAGGATTCTCCATTACTAGTTTTAATCCTTTTCTCGTGCAAATAATAAACATTTTGTTTACCAAATCATACATAAGTGAAACTTCTTTAAGCAAATTCATATCAAATTCGCATTTTTCTTCTAAAGACCATTTTTTCTGACTTGCCGACTGTCCTCTGAACCATAGCATTATCTGATTTTCAAACCTTATGCAAGGGAAAAACGCAAATATCAAATCGCCAGGGCTTATCTTATCAAACAAACTCGGCTCACCTTGATACCCCCCCTCTATCTCTTTAAAAAGGTCAGTAACATAGTCAGTTTCGTTAAATTCATTCTGAATATCATAGTCGTAGGCTTCAATTCCATACTTTTTGAAAACGTTCTTGAATGTGCCTGACTGCTCAAATAAACAATGTACTATCATTTTAAATCTACCAAAAGGAAACCTCGGTTTTATGTCGCGACAACCTATTCCTTTCTTTGATTTTTAGTTAGTTAAATCTGTTTCGCGGAAGAGTAAAATCTACTCTCTGACCGCAGTTATAGCACCACTTGTAAGAGTATTTGATAATATCTTCTCCTGTAAAAATCTGACCGCATACAGGACATTTATAATCATCTTCACTATCCTGTACAGCAATTATATCTTTTTCTTTCAGCTTTTCTTTTAAGTGGTCTAATACCTCTATGCAATCATTCCTTTTCATTCTGAATCACCCACTTTCATAAATACAATCCAATGCGTATCTGCTCTTTTGTTCCCGAATATAGGCTTTTTACTAAAGCATTTTAAAACTTCCGATAATTTTATCTGCTGTTCGTTCCATTTAAAAATCAATGTTCCGTATGGCTTCAGAACCCTCATGCATTCATCGAATCCTTGTTTTAAATCCTGTGGCCAAGTATCAGATAGCTTCCCGTACTTCTTGGCCAACCAAGATTTTTCACCAACTTTTAACAAATGCGGTGGGTCAAACACAACCATGTAAAACGTATTATCATCAAATGGAATGTTCCGAAAATCTGCTACTATATCCGGATTTATTTTTAATTTACGGCCATCGCAAAGAGTATCTTCTAGCTCTCTGCAATCCATAAAGCATACATCAGGATTTTCTTTATCAAAATAAAACATCTTACTCCCACAACAAACATCTAATATAGGCTTATTCAATCGCTCTCACCTACTTTCAATAAATCCATAAACTTCTCATACTGTTTCTGTGATACCTTGTTATGCTCTTTTTCGGGCTTTAAGCGGATTATAAGGTGTTTTTCTGCGATAGAGGATAATTCCCTCGCTAACACCTTTTTGCCCTGTTGTACACCCTGCATATAGCCTTTAGGTGCTTTTCTCACGCCTATTGAACCGCTTGCACGATTTTCTCCTTGACCGCCTAAACTGACATTTCTAAGCTGATAACCTTTATCGGCATATAGCTTGATGTAATACTTCTCTTTCTTGTCAAGCTGGCTTTCGGGAAAATTCAGAAATTCAACTCGCCAGCCATAAGGATTTTTCTCTTTGTCATACAGCTTATGTTTGCGTAAACTAAGGTCTATGTGCTGTTGATATCCTACAAGGTGGCTTGCTAATCTACTGATTGTATGTACTGCCTGTCCGACATACGCATACTTAAATCCGTTTTCATCTTCTCGGAGTAGGAAGTAAATCCCACTTCTGTCATTCAGCTTTGGATTCAGTTTCAATAGTCGCTTTTTGTTTTCCTGTTCAATCGCCTTAGCTCTTACTATGTTCTGGTAATTCAATCACTATCACCCCAATCTAATTTCTGACCGCAATGGTAACACCATTTTGCAATACCTGTTCCAGTAAATTTCAAATTACAAATCGGACAACAATATGTATTAACATACCTAACTACTTGTTTTTTGCTCTTAATAGGTTTCTTCGGTATCTGCTTTTCAAGTGCCCGTATCGCCATTTCGTTAGCCTTGTAATCATCTTCTGTAAACTTGAAGTCGTTGCTCTTGTCCTCAATCTGCATAAATAATCGCATATTTTTCAGTTTTTCTATTGCTTCATTCTCTTTCATACCCACACCTCTTTAATTAAACGGTAATCCCTCGTCAGCTACACCATCTGGAATTGACATAAAGCTGTCTGAACTAGCATTACCGCCCATAATTCCATTGTTATTATTATTCTGCTGATTAGCACGGCTTTCGCAAAATTCGTGTCTTTCAACAACGCAATCATTAGTGTAGACTTTCTGTCCGTCCTTGTTAGTATAATTGCCTGTCTGCCATCTGCCCTCAACGATAATCTTAGTTCCCTGGTGTAAATACTTCTCTGCAAACTCTCCATTCTTGCCAAATGCAATGCAGTTAATAAAGTCTGCTGCCTGTTCACCCTCTTTCTTAAAAGCTCTGTCAACGGCTAATGTGTATTTTGCTACCGCCATACTTCCGTTTACTGTCTGTGAATATCTAATCTCTGGGTCTCTAACAACTCTTCCACATAAAATTACACGATTCATTACTTTTCCTCCTTAATTTCCTTTTATAGACAAAAACAAATTTATAATAAATACCACAAATAAAATTATCTTAAATGCTATGTTAATGCCTAATATACAAGCTATCCATGATATAACAAAGCTTTCTATCAAAGAGATACCTAACTCAATAAGTACAAATAATAAAATTAATAAAATATAAACTATTACTTTTCCTCACTTTCTAATAACTCTTTATTATCAAAAATGTTGCCGATAACTTCATATTCAGTATCATACTCAAGTCTGTGCTTATAATATTTTTCGTTAGGAATTGTACATATAATTTCAAAATCTCTAAATGTTATAAGTGTATTCACCTTGTCATTATTTATTTTTACAATATCATTCTCCCAAATCAGCTTGCCGTTCTTATCTCTCAAGCCTGTGCATTGGCAGATTGTCTTTGAATTTACTTCGTGAATTTGATTTCCATGTCGAGATTCGCATGTATCAGGACAATAATAATTTTCTGCGTATTTCTCAATAATTACATTTCTTTTCCCGATAACTCCATAATAACCAATAACCCATTCTCCATTATTAACTCTCTTAGCTTTGAATAAATATCTATCTTCCATATTCTCTCCTATTCTGCTTCTGATTGAAGCCAATTAAGTAAATCGCCGTAACTGTCGTGTATTTCCTCTTCCTGCTCTGTGCCAAGATTGTAAATTGACTTAAATGGTTCTCCATGTCTTTCGATATCGCACATGTTCGTAAGCCATTCTGCTAACTCTTCATCCGACATATTCCTTATCCTGTCAGCATTGGTCTGTTTGCTATCGCACCTGCAACAAGGCTCATTATCTCTTGAATTGCTGTTGCGCTGGCAGTTACAAGTGTGGTTAGTTTCATAATTCTGTATGCTTGCCACTTCTGTAAAAGCTGTGAGCATATCAGCAAAGTATTTCAGCATACTATCTCTATCAATGTTGTTCTTATCTGCCATAGCACATACACTTGCTAATGTGTCAGTTACTATGCTCTGTAAATCTTCCATTTCTTTGTCTGTGAGATTGCTCTGCTTATCGCTCATCTTCTCCACCTCTCAATTCTTTCAGTTTTGCTTCGGCTTTTTCTTTTGTGGAAAAATATTTGCAGTTTTCCTTGTCAATATCCTCAATCTCGTATATCGCAAGCTCCCTTATAGGTCTTTTCATAACCATTGCATACTTAGGATTGTTTATATCAACAATGAAATACACATCTTCACAAGGCAACTTGATAAGTCTGCCCTGTTCCTCTAAGCCCTTATAATCTTTGAACTTTCTTAAATATTCAGCAACTTGTTTATGTTCCCAATACTCCTTTGTAGAATTATTCATAGTTGTTTCGAGATACTTAATGTCACAAGCTTTTTCGTACATCCTTGTTTTTCTGTCGCAATGCTCAATTATCTCATCAATCGTTAATCTCTCCATTACTGCTCCTTTCTACCCACACTGGGTAATAATTTCCTTTATCATCAGCCACCCAATAACCTGTGCTCCATGTATCAGTTAATGGGTCGTATACTTTTCTGCCTTTAATCATGCTTCGCTCCTTTCCCATAATCCGGCATATGTTTGAATCTCTCATATGCCTTATTGTCTCTGTGTTTTTCCATGTAGGCTTTCTGCCTATCGTCCCTCATCTGCTTTATGTGAGCATTTTGGGTTCCGTTGTTATCCCATGCGTAACTCATTAATCAATCACCTTTATGTACCTTTCATCAACGTAATTAACTTCATCAGCAAGGCATTGCGCCACCTTTGGTAATGTCAGACCGAATTGATTAAATTTATACAACGTGTCGATTAAGCCCCTAAATTCTGCGATAAATTCTTTAATTTCTCTAACCGGCAATTTAAACATCAATTTAAGTGCCGTACATGCTAAAGCCATGTAACTGTATGCCGTGTCATTTAAAAGCTGCCTCGTGTCGTTTATCGTAAGTGGATTATTTCTCTGATAAATCCTAATCAACTGTTGCATTGGGATTAAATTAATCTCTTTCTGCACATCAATGCCGTATCTCACTTTCAAAAGTTCAACAAGCGTTTCGGTTTTCATTTCTTTTTCGCTCTGTGCCCTGCCAAGGTACTCATTTATGGTTCTTTCAAGCCTTACAATGCGCTTATTTCCAAATCCATGGTGCAAATACAGTACATAGTAGCCTAAGTCCATAAAGTCTGTGAAAGACCGCCTTACGAGCTTTCTGCGGTTATTACTGCTTTTCAGCGTAGCTTTTTCGGATTTTGTCCATGTAAAATCCGGCTCTTTGTGCTTTTTCCTTAGTTTTAGTTTGTTGCTCATATTTTTTCATTCTTTCTTCAAGTTCTCGTTTTGCCCTGATAAAACAGGCTTCGGTAGTTTCTTCTGTGACTTTTACAAGTTCTTTACCGCGCCACCGGATAGTTATTTTTGCTTCCTTGCTATTTGTTTTGTAAATCATTTGCAAGTCATATTTCCTTTGCAGTGGTCGGTAAAAATAGTAAAAATCTTTCAAGGTGTCCATTGCGGATTCCTCTCTTTTATCTTCTGCCGCGCCAAGTTTGCCTTTTCACAAGTTGCATTCTTAACGTTCTTCTGATAGTGCATTTCACAAACTTTATATCCGGGTTTTACCGGATTATCGCAGAAAAAACATAGTCCTTGTTCATATCTGCCAGTTCTTTCGGGCATTTTAACGTGTGCTCTTCTCATTGTTTCCCGGCAAAATGTGCAAGTGGTATGTCCCGGGTCTGCTTTCCTTTTGCGACAGCGTGTGCATATGCCGTTCTCTTTGTCTTTTTCGTATCGTGCTTTTCGCCATGCTTTTTGTCGCTCATTGTATTTTTCAACATCAGTAGCACGTTTCTTTGACATGGCTTCGGCTGATTTTGCCCTACACTCAACACAGCTTTTTTCGTCACCATATAGCAAGTTTTTACCACACCTAGGGCAAACACCGACTGCCTGTAATTTTTTATAAAGTTCTCGGCCGTATGCTGTGCGTTTGCTGTTACATGCCGTACAAACCACGCCTTCTCTATCAAGTGGTTTTCCGCAAAGCACGCAAAGGTTACTGGCTTTTCGTTCTTCATATCTCTGTCTTGAATACTTGTCTTTTATCATTTTTCGCTAGGAGTAAAACATGTTTTAATTGGTCGACCAAAACCTCTTTACCTCCTATCTTTTCATCTGCTCGATACGTTCCTTAATTTCTTTTGGCATTGGAACACCTTTAATCGGCTTATTTTGGCTTTTATTATCTTCGAGCGATAATTTTATCGTCTGTTGATTTTTAGAGCCGATTTGAGCCGAATACGAGCTTTTATTGGTACTTTCAATCAATGCCTGTATATCCTTTGGCATTTTTTGATATTCCTTTGCTCGATTAACAACTACCCTATAAGTTCTCATAAAGTTTGACTGCACTACGTTTTCAATGCTCTTACTGTCTGTCAGCGCCCAGTTCCTAAGATTATCAGGACTTCCGACAGCCTTTTGTACGAGTGGCGGTAACTTATTAAATTCTTCAACTGCACCATAATAGCCATTTCGTAGCGCCCTGCTAACAAGCATCCATGCTTCCATTTCGTTAAGTTCCTGTGGGGATTGAACCTCATGCAGTTTGTTAATTAACTGTCCGATGCTCGGTGCAAATCCGCTTGTATCGGAATGCACGTAAGCTTTCAATGCCATAGAAATTTGTTGGTAGCTGTATTCTTCCAACATCATATTCCACACATCTACTGTCTCTGATAAATTGCTCGGCTTGTAATTGGGGTAGCAATCACACATTATGCGGATAATCTTAACTGTCTCGTCTCTTGTCATTTCTCTACCTCACACATTATCCCAATCAATAGCACCCTTGTTAGCTGAACGTGGCTCATTGTCCTTTAGTGCAAACAGTCCTTGCCAACAATGGTCTACTGACTGATTAAGAATTTTAACTGCCAAATCATTATCGCCCTTTGAAAGTCTCTCGATAGTGTTCATAGCTCGGTGCAATGCCATGTCGGTGCATATTGGCTTTTTAATCTTTTTCCGCATTGTCAGATATTCTTGAAAAGCACTCTCCAACATTGCGTCATCGGGGTAGTAGACCGTTTTCTTTTTAGATATTGATTTATCAATATCTTTTTCTTTTATATCCTTATCTTTACTATCCTTAACTATACTATTCTTATCTATACTTACCTTACCTATACTATCCTGTGGCAGACAAGTGGCAACCACTTGGCAACCATCCGGCAACCCATTGGCAACCGCACGGCAACCATCATCAGAAAATGTGTATGCGCCATTGGATTTTATCTTTAATTTTGCTAATTCTTCCTTAAAATTCGTCGGTGTATACCGGTCTTTTCTCAAAGCGTTTGCCATGCGCCAATGCTTAATTACAATCACACCATTATCAAACTGATAAATGTATCTTTTTTCCAATAGCTGTTGTAAATCAGCTACACTTGCGTGAGCTTTGAACATGGAAACTGATACCTGATTGCAAAATCCGTCATCATCAGCAGACATAGATAAATGCAAATATAAGGCTTGCGCACTTGATGATAAAGCCATGAAATTATCATCATCAGTGACTTTTTTAGTGAACATTCTACGTTCTGCCATTTTTAATCTCCTATTTTCTTCAAGTTTCGGTTGATGTATTTTAATCTTTTCCCTCGTTGTTTATATTGTTATACCTTTTTCTCAACGTGTTCTGCACCTTGTTCATTCCATTAATGCCACCGACAATAAAAGCTATCTCTGATATCCACGCTTATATCCAATGTTATAACAATTCTCAGCAGTTGATTTTATTTCTTCTAAGTGTTGTGATTTATCCATAATTGCCGCCTTTCTTTTCATTTACTCAACGTCCTTATATGAATCTGCATTAATAAGCTCCATAAATTTATCTAGTTGCTTCTGTGACACCTTATTGCCCTGTTTATCCTCTCTAATCGTCACAACAAGGTGTTTTTCGATGATATGCGATAATTCCCTTGCGAGGTTCTTTCTACCTTGCTGTACGCCCTGCAGATAGCCCTTAGGCGCTTTTCTCTCGCCTATTGAACCACTAGCACGATTTTCCCCTTGACCGCCTAAACTGACATTTCTAAGTTGATAACCCTTATCGGCATATAGCTTGATGTAATACTTCTCTTTCTCGTCAAGCTGGCTTTCGGGAAAATTCAGAAACTCAGCTCGCCAACCATAAGGGTTTTTCTCTTTATCGTACAGCTTATGGCGTTTCAAACTAAGGTCTATGTGCTGTTCATATCCCACAAGGTGGCTTGCCAATCTGCTAAGTGTATGTACCGCCTGTCCGATATAAGCGTACTTAAATCCGTTTTCATCTTCTCGGAGTAAGAAGTATATTCCACTTTTATCATTTAGTTTTGGATTCAGCTTCAATAGCCGCTTTTTATTCTCCTGTTCTATTGCCTTGGCTCTTGCTATGTTCTGATAACTCAAGCATTACCACCTGCCTTTACTATTTCCACAGCTTCTTTCAACACTTCAACCGCTTTTCTTTGCTGAAATTCTTCTGTTATCGTTCCATTTTTCTTTTCATATTCTATACAACACTCATGCGTCTGTATCTTCTTTTCCAACTGCTCCACAACCTTGTCTACATCATAGGCGGTCGGATATTTATCCAGTAATAGCAATACTGCATTTGTATTTACTAAAGTTCCATTGCTTAAAGTAACTGATTCCAAATCTTTCTTTAGTGCATCCACGTCAATCAATCCCATTCTTATCACGCTCCAATAATATACATTCAGTTTCAAAGAGTTTTTCAGATATATCTTTTGAATTAACTCTGTCCTCAAATTCCTTGATAAAATCACTGTATGCCTGTTTTCTAACTTCTCGGTCATGCTCGGTACAATCAAGCTCATCAAATGAGATATTGATTTTTCTGATAATACTGTAACTTGATTTATCAGAATTCATATTCATGTATCTTTCAGTACATATTGGTATAATGCCGTTTTTCTGTAGCAGTTCTGTAATCTGAAATACAAACGCTCTTACAACTGCAATATCTTTTTGCTCCGACATATCCTTTGCAATATTTGCAAATATTTTATTTGTATAATCCATTATTTTTCCTTTCTAGGACAGCCGTTATTTGACTGCCCTATAATCAACCAACTCTTAGTTAAATGGTAATTCCTCGTCAATACCATCAGGGATTGACATAAAGCCATCATCAGGCTTTGGCTGTGGTTCTGCACTGCTGCCACTTGAATTTTTACTGTCGCAAAATTCCAACTTAGATATGTTGCAATCGTTAGTGTAGACTGTGTTTCCGTCTCTATTCTTGTAACTGCCTGTAGTCCACTCACCGATAACTGCAATCTTTGAGCCTTTAAATACGTGCTTTTCTACTGTTTCAGCAATCTTGCCAAAAGCCACGCAGTTAATGAAATTTGCCTTATCGTCCTTCTTCTTAAAATTCTTGTCAACGGCAAGTGTAAATCTTGCTATTGCCATTGCATTTTCACCCTGTGCGTATCTAATGTCCGGGTCTCTAGTTAATCTGCCGATTAATGTTACAATATTCATTATTTTTCCTCACTTTCTATTTCAATAATTTCCTTGCATTCAACAACTTCAAAATCTCTATCCCAAGAAGAGCAACCGCTTTCAGCCTGTTTTGCTGTTCTGTATGTTTTAATTGCCGTCTCTTTCAATTCATCAACTTTGACAAAATGAAATTCTCTTGATAAACCGCACCATATTTCAGTACGATTTCGTCTCATAACGACATATCTTGTCCTTTCTATTCTCAAAACGGACATTCATCTCCTTTCCTTAATCGTCTTTCAAAACGCTCATATCATAGCCACTTTCAATAAATTTCAGCGTCTTTTCGTGGTCGCAAGCATTACCTAAATATGTATAAATTTTCTCCATGTCTTTTTCCGAAAAATCCGTGTCGAGGTAATCATTTACTCCTGCAAGGATGAAACTGTGAAACTCATCATTATTTCGCTTTGTGCTGTACGGCTCTGTTTTGTAAGCAGGTCTTGAAAACCACTCTAAAACCTTACATTTAATATCTTCCTTGCTATTGCAATCTCTTAAAATAAGATATGTGTTACTTTTGATATGTGCTATAAGCTCTCCGTTATGGTTAATAACGCTGTTGGGAAAACAATCCATCAGCTCTTTTATGTCATTCCAATCGCTTAAAATGGTGGTTCATCTCCTTTCCTTAAAACCCATTCCTTGTTACGCTCTGCAACATCCACATTTGCCCCACAAGCGACTTTTTTCATTTTCTCGATAAAACTACCACTATCAGAATTTTCACTTGATAGATGGCACATTATGACATTCTGCAAACTATCTGAATAATTTGCCTTGACAAAATCACAAGCTGTGTCAATACTTAAGTGACCTCTAAAAACGTGATTAGCTTTGCCTGTGTTGTCCCTGTCAATTAAATCCTTGTCATAATTCACACCTAAGAGAATGTGGTTTATGTCTTTAAATCTCCATTTGATTAGTTCACAATCAGTTATGTAAAGCATTCTTCCCATTTCCTTGTGAGTTATCAGAAAGCCATATATCGGGCAAGGTTCGCCATTTGCATCTGTATGTGTCCAATTTCCGTCTATTGTCGTTAAATCAAAAGGCTTTACTGTAAACTCGCCCATATTCATTGACATATAATCAATCTTCAAATATGGTGCATAAATTGGTATTCCCATTGACTTAAAATCCTCAACTGATAGAGAATGGTCTTTGTGCCCGTGCGAAATTACAGCTCCAACAACATTTGATATTTTCCAATCAATGCCCTTTTTAATAGTCTTTTCCGACATGCCCAAATCAAGTAATAGGATTTCTCCTGTGTCACTAATTAGAGCATATGTATTGCCTGTACTTCCTGTTGCTATACATTTAAGCTTCATCATTTCGCACCTACTGTTATAACTGCCGGATTTACAACTCCGTCTCCGTCATAGTCATACTCTTTATTGTGCCATTTTCTCAAATACTCTCCGTATTCCCAGCACTGTGAAAGAATGCTAACTGCACATCCGTACATAAATCCTGTAATGCCCTCTGTGTCTGCTTCACGGCTCAATCTGTCTGCATTATCAGCAAAACACTTCATAACATCATTGCTCTTGTCAATTTCTGCTTCTAACAGCTCAGCCCACCTTTCAGCATAAGTGAAGCAAGCTCTGCTGTATCCGTCACTATTCTTGTCGTACCAATCCTTGTATTCTTTCTCTTTACCTTTAATAATTCTCATACTCACACCTCGATTTCATCATCCTGTGGGAACTTAAAAACAATATTTCTATGGTAAATTCCATGCGTAAATTCTATGGCTTCATTTATCCATGCTTCTCTAAGCATTTCCATAGCCTTAATTGCCTTTGCTTCGGCGGAATAAGTCGCAATAAGGCTGTTCATAAACACTTCCGGTGGCTCTGCGACATTTTTAACTGCAACAATTCCATAATTCCCACCACTACTATTTAATATTGAAAAAACAAAGTTTTCATAAGGAACATCTGTTTTTCCTGTCTGTGAAATTACTCTCATATCAGCTCTCCTCGCTCTGCATGAATGGCGGCAGCTCCTCTGACTGCTTGTCGGCTGTGTCGGTCGGCTCTACATCAATTATGTTGTCCTCATCAAAATCTACACTATTTGCGTTTTCTTTGATTTCATCAGCAACAACCTTTTCTGTATCAAGTTTTACATCTGATACATTTTGAAATTCCTCTTGTGCATATAAACCTTGAAATCTATCTGGAAACGCTTCTCTTAAAGCCTGTACAACAGCTACTTTTCTAATCATTGTGGCTGGCTTTTTCGCCCATTGGCTATTAAGCGAACCATCTTTTTTTCTTCCTGCATACTCATCAAAACCTACCGACTGATACTCGTCCTCTTTTCCGTCTATAAAGATTTTCGCCCAGCCACCTACGATAGTTTCGTTAGGTAAAACCATTGTTCCCTCTCGCTCTTCAACAGCTCCGTCCTTTTTAATTACAATAATTCCAGCTTTCTTTCCCTTATATCGTGGGTCCGCATTGGCTCTCTTTGTAAAAACGTCTTTTCCAGTAACTATTGTGGCTGGGTCGTTGCTTCCATACTTAATAAGGTATGCTTCTCTCAAAAACGGATTTAAGTGCTGGTATCTGCATAATGACATAAACATCATTACTTCTCCGTCAGATACATTGCCACCGCCACTTACAAGGTATCTTTTTATCATTGTTGGAGAAATTTTTACCATTTCCCCATTTGATTCATACTCAACTATCTGTGTATTCTCTGCCATAATTAATCCTCCTAAATCTCATTGAAAACCTGAACCGCAAACAGTTCATTAGCTGTTTGCTTAAATAAAACTCCGTCAGATATGACTGTATACATATATCCGTCATACTTAAGCTCTACAGTATGTTTTCTGCCACCCATATAATAACTTCTCTTCTTAATACTCATTTCTATACCTCCTATAATCCAAGTAACTTTTTAATTACTTCTCTCATTCTCTCAGTTTCGTCACTCAACTGCTTCTCTCTTTTATCAGCAAGTCTAATCACAGTTTTGTACTCTTCCTCTGAAACAGTCTCTTTAAGCGCACGTAAAACAGTAACCGCCTCTGCCATAACATGACTTTTTATGCCTCTAAATGTAACTTCTCCGTCTTCTGCCTTAATCATTTCTATTCCTCGCTTTCTTCAAACTCTTTTAACTGTTCTGCTAACTCCTTACACTCTTCTGCTACATATTCTTCTGTGCGAACTATCGTGCCATCAATGCGAAATCTATCTTCACACTCAATCTGCATAGCAAGGCGCTCTCTGTAATTAGGAAATCTCTCATAAGCGAGTTCAAGTTCTTTTGCGTCATCGCAATGTGCACAGTCAAATCCAAACCACCATAAATCACTTTCTATTGGATAGTTTGAATTACCGCCGTGGCATGAAAAATATGCTTCAATTCGTATTCTTTCGTCTTTATCAAGGCAAGCTCCAAGTAAAGGAAAAATACCGCTTATTTTTCGGTCTCCGACATCTGCTTTCTTAATTTCGAGATAGTCTGAATACTCTTTACCATATAAAGGGTGGTTTTTAGGAATGCCTACATATCCGCACCTATGCCCCATTACATTGAATGTAACGACACATTTATATCCTGCGTGTTCAAACTCTTGTTCTACAATATATCTATCATTCTTCATATCACACCGCCTCAATCACAAGCTCTTTGTCCTGTGTATGCTTCAACAAGATTAGCTGGTTATCAATCTGTGGTATTCTCCAATCGTCAACGCTCTCTGTATCATCAATAATAATTGGAAAATTAACGTTTGCCACTTTCTGAAAAGCTCGGCATATATCAACTTCTGTCAGCATCCTCGCACCATGATTCAGATTTCTCGCATATGCTTCACCATTGTATACAAAGTCGCAGCACTCCTCGGTATCACCATTTAAGAGCGGTCTAAACAGCTTTGCTGTGGCAAAATTCAGATACTTATTAACGTCAGCCTGTAAAAGCTCATTCTTCTTGCGAGTAAACTCTTTCAGCAAATCAAGCTTTCTCTCCCAATCGGCTATCTCCTGATTGAGGTCTGTTCTCTTATTTTCAAGGTCAGCTATGCTATCATCTATACGCTTGTTATTCGCCACACCAAGCTCAATCTTTGTATCAACTGATGAAACTTGCCTTAACAGTTCGTTTCGCTCGTTTTTGAACTTTCTGATAAGTTCCGATGTATCATTTTCATCGGCAAGAGCTTTCTCTTTTTCCTCGATTTTAGCTTTAAGTGCCTGATACTCACTGTTACCTGTCATATCAATATCAGTAGGTACCATTCCAAGCTCTTCAGCGATGTTATCACGTTCAAACTTGTTAGCAACAGTATCACGCTTTTCTGTCAGCTCCTTAAGTTCTGCTTCGAGGTCAGCTATTTCTTTCTTCTTATCCTCAATAGCCTGTTTGAGTTCCTTACTGTCATTTGATAATGAATTGCCCTTATCCTCAAGCTCTTTAAGCTTCTTCAATTTTTTATCACTAAAATCAGTTCTCAAACTCTCTATTGTATCTTCCGGTAATCTCTGACCACACATCGGACAATTAACACTGCTTTCATCAAAGGAAAGTGCCTTTGCTTTTTTCCAGTCAGCACGTACCTTTGCTAAGTCTATTGCGCAATCTCCAATCTCTCTTTCGGAGCTTTTAATGCTAGCTTTTCCAACTCTTATCATTGACTCTGTTTTGCGGATTGAAGCGTCGAAGCCATCAATCTGTAACTGTAGCTCCATGCGCTTTTTCTGATTTTCGGCATTAGCTTTTCTCTCCATATCAGAAAGCTCAAATTTAAGGCTCATAATGTCTTCTGTGGCTTTCTGCTTATCCTCTAAAATCTTATTGTAGTCGGACAGCTTATCTTCAATTTCCTTAAGCTGCGGCTCATAGGTTTTCTTCTGTAGTTCAAGCTCTGCAAGGTCTGTATACTCATTGGTGGAATGAATTGTATCAATCCTTGTTGAGATTTCGTCTCTTTCCTTGACAAGTCCTTTTGAGCCATTCCTACTGCCTGTGCCGTTCAGCTTGCCACGGCATACTTTTTTGAGCTGGTCTACATCCCCATCATCAAACATCGGCTTAAGTTCGGCAAACTGTGGAAACATATCGCAGATTTCTTCATCAGTATGTGTGCCAAAATAGCTTGCAAGTGCTAATCTCTGCTCTGCCTGTGACTTGTTGAGCAATGTCATGGCATTTAAACAGAATGGTAATACTCCAAGCTCTGCCATGTTGTCATTGATGTACTGATTGTAGTCAGCCATTTTGTAAGGCACATCATTGATTGAATAGTCAGTAACACTACCTGTAATTTCGCCTTTTTTGTTGCGCTTCTGCCTTGTAACCTTTTTCAGAGTCTTTGTTTTTCCGTCAATCTCAAAGGTAACGGCTCTTACAATGTCAACATCGTCAATCTCGACTCCGTTTTCGTCGTGTGGTCTTATGCCTGTAATCTCTCTGTCGTTCTCATCGTGACAATTCAGCACATCAAGAATAATTCTCTTAACTGTCGATTTGCCGACTTCATTCTGACCGGACAACACAGTTTTCATTGAAAAATCTGTGTCTAATGTGTTTTTGCCATAGAATTTACAAAAATTCTGTGCAAAAATGTGTGTAATCTTCATTGCATTTCCTCTCTTTCTATTTGTTTATGGTTTTTAGAATCAAATTTCCGTGTAGGCTCGATTTTTTAACTACTCTTAAGTATGAATCCGACTCCGATACAAAAAGCCACTCGCTCGCCACGTAATGAGCTTTGTTGAGCAATAGCTTCTGCTCTCTTGTTAATGGCTTCAATCTGTATCGTGTATCGCCTAGTCTAATCCTTCTTACATTGTCGCTCATTCAGTTTCTCCATTTCTTTATCTAGTAACGCTTGAAAGTCAAACGATTTGTCCTTGTGCCGTTTAGCTCGATATAGTTCTTGTAGGTAATCGTTAGCACTCTGACGTTTCAATTGACTACCAATCGCAGTAGATGTCAAGATTTCCATTTCCACTTCCCTCGTCATATACAATCCCTTGTATGCCTATTGGAGTATCAACTACAGTTCCGTGTGGTAAATCATCACTTGCAATCACAACGTACTCGTTTTCATCAACTACTAATCCGTGCTCATTCAGATGTCTACCCGGAATATTTAGACCGCCTCCAGGTAACACTCTCTGTGAGTACCACGTATAAGTGTAATTGCCATATCTGACTCGCCCTAGCTTCTTAAACCGGCTACAACTGTATTTCTTACGGCAAGTTGGAACTGTCGGCTCTACATAGGTCTGCTCAACTACAACCGGCTCATTCTGAACTACTGTCGGCTCAATCTTTCCTAGCATTACATCATTTAAATAGGAAGTAACACCGGCTGTCAGCTCAACTTTACTATCTGCTTTCGTTGCTATTGGCTTTAAGGTCATAGTTCCAATTATTAAAGTCGATAACATCAATATCCTTTTTCTTCTCATGCGGTTCGCCCTCCTCTATGAGACATATTGCAATCAGTATCAGCCAAAATACTGTTACGATTGCTCCAACGATAATACTCGCTGTCTTAATTCCGTATGCCACCGATAATCCAAGGAAAAACGCAAATGCCAATGCTCCGAAAATCGAATAGCCGCAGCCGGTGCAAAACTTCTCTTTTAAAGTTCTTTTTCTCATACAATCACCTCACTATGCAAAGCTCTGTTGAGCGTTTGCGTCCTGAATAAGCTCATCAAGATACTTAGGCGCGACATAGCAATCAATAAACTCATGCACATCGTCTATATACTTCCTCTTGATACTCTTATAAGTAGATACACAACCATACTCACGCTTTAACTGCGTCCATATGTCAGAAAATGTCTTATGCCTGATACTGTTATCCCTGTATGCTTCGCTCTGCTTGCCACCAAGGATATTTGCAACTCTGCGCTTAACGTGCTGTTGTATCTCGTCAATATCGCAACTATAAAGTGGTACGTTTTCCTTAAGCTCGCTCACATCATCTTTTATGTCGTTTACTTTCTGCTCTAATTCTGTATAGCCCTGTGCTAAAAGCTGTATCTGACCGCCTGTTGTCTTTGGCATACCATAACTGCCTGTTTTTCTGATTGACGGAAGTACCTCATCCATTACCCACCGCTCAAATTTCTCTGCACTAGGCAATTTTGATTTCATAATAAGTCGGTATAAATCTCCCTCATTTATGTATGACATAGATTGCACTCCACTAGATGTAGGGGTGTCACGTTTCGTTACTCCCTTGCAATGGTCATTAACTGCCTTGCGTGGATTTGTATATCCAAGTGCGGTTGCTACATCTGTTGCTACAAAATATGGCTTTCCGTCAATTTCTATCATTCGGACTTCTCCAAACTCTTCATTATTGAAAATTTGTAAATCGTTCATGTTTTCTCCTTTCTACTCGATAAAATAAGAAACTTCTACGCCAAAATAATTAGCAATCTTAATTAGCTTGTCTGTTTTTGGCATTGATTTTCCTGACTTCCAATCCGAAAAAGTACTCCGTGCCATTCCAAGCTCTTCCGACAGTTTGTAAAACGAAACGTTTCTAGCTTTTATGAGCGTGTCAAGTTTTTTAAAACTCGCCTGTCGTTTTTTCTTATTCAATTTCCCATCTCCTTTCTTGACAATAGTTAGGAAATCCGTTACAATAAAAATGTCATATTAGGCAAAATACGCTAGGAGGTAAAAGCCTTGAAAGCAATTTTGATTTTGCCTGTTCCATATTTGCGAGGTCGCATTTAAAATGTAGCAATCGATGTAGCGCATTTTGGGCAGTAAAGCTCGATAAAAAATCATGGTTGGCATGTCCGATAATATGCCGTGCTACGCTAGATACTCCTCTCAATCCGTCAGCTAATGGCAATTAGACTGCTGAACTTAAACTGCATAAGTGACGGAACATTTAAAGAAGCATTGGTACTACACAGTGCGTCGAAAGACTGCAAAATGTATGTGGTGTAAAAAATAAGGCAACGGCTGTTGGTGGTAGTACACTAGCAGCTTTTGTTTTTAGTTCAAAAATCCTAACTAAGTCTTGATAAAAATTAGAAAATCGTGTATACTATGAATTGTCCAGAAACATAATATTATTTTCTCAATTTTATTTTTTATTGAGTTGAGATTTCCTAACTTCTTTTTCATTCTACATTAGGAAGTCTTATTTGTCAACCCCAAATGTTGAGAAATCACAACTTTTTTTAAAGGAGATTTTCTATGTACGAAAGATATTGTAAATTAAGAGACTCAAAAGGGTTAAATGATTCAGAAGTGGCTAAATATGGCGGTTTCCCTAAAAGTACTTTTTCAGATTGGAAAAAAGGAAAAAGCTGTCCAAAATTGTTTAAGCTGGTAAAAATCGCAGAATGTCTTGATTGTTCACTTGATTATTTAGTTACCGGAAAAGAGCACCATTCAGTTGTTGAAGAGGCAACAAAAGACTTGGCTCTGTCGAACATGGATAGTAGAATCAAGGACTATGCGTTGAAATTATCTAAATTGTCGGATAAAGAGCAAGAAAATATTATGAATTTAATAGATATGATGTATGAAAATACTCAAAATAAATCAAATTAATAAGAAAGGTGGTATTTTATTATGAGTAAAACTGTTAAATGTCCTAAGTGGGGTTGTGATGGTGTTGGCATACCTGTTGATACCAAGAAAAAATTCTCATTCGGTAAAGCACTTGTTGGTAACACAGTAGGTGGTCTCTTCGGGCCTGTCGGTGCCGTTGTCGGTACTGCTACCGGAATTAAAGGCAAGAACGGCAAAACAAAGTTTGTGTGTTCAAAGTGCGGTAACGTTTGGGAAAAGAAAATATAACCACAAGGCAGAGTTTTTACTCTGCCTCTATTTTTCCTTTAATAAATATGTACAAGTACAATAACAGGTCTTTATCTTCCAAGCCCTCAATCATTTTAATTATTTCATCCTTATATTCCATACAATGCCACCTCCGATACATCAATTATAGAACATTTGTTCTTAAACGTCAATAAGGACGGCAGAAAAATCCACCGCCCTACCGAAACTTGAAGAGTTCTCTTGGTTGAGAACATCATTAGTCTAGCATTGGAAAAATAAATATTGTGTCGAATATTGACAATTGATTTCTAAAAGAATAAAATAGGATAAAAGAGCTAGAAAGGGGATTTTTTATATGAAAAGATATAGAGAATACTGCATTAACAATCATTATGTTAATATTGGCGATTTAGATAAGTATTATCAAGGTAATATGGAAATGGTTTGTAGACACATCGAGAGTAACTATCTCGTTGACCGCAAAACTTCAAGCTATTATGTAAATTTATACATACAAGATAAGCCGTTTAAAAAGAAAGATTCTGTATTAAGCACAATAGCTATTTGCTTTTGCCTACCGCTTATACTATGCGCGCCGCTTTTTCTCGATGTAATATGTATCATAACAGCACTGATACTTGCTATCATTGATTTAGCTCTTAAGAGTTCAGAACAAATTCCAAGGCGCCATGTAGGTTCGATTGTTGCTATTGTGATATGTGTTCTTTCTGCTTTAGGATTGATTTTTGTAGACCATTCAAGTACTGATACCGCTAAAAGTGACAAGAAGTCCAATAATCAAATTGAGAGTGAAATAGAAGCCGAGACAGAGGGTAATTCCTCGCAAGATTATCAAAGGATTGAAGCTCGTGTCGGAGAGGGAATAACTTATCAAGACAACATAAATGTAGCTTTAACTGATTTTTATGAAAATACGAATTATGATTACGAAAAGCCTAAAAGCGGATATAAATATGTTACTTTTAGCTTTCAAGTGGTAAATAATAGTGATGAAACATTTAGTTTTTCTTATACTAATGCAACTGGATATGCTGATAACGTGCAAGTCGAAAACAAGCTTTATTTGACTGACAGCTCTTCGATTTTAGAGCTTTCGCCGGGCAGAACTGGAAATGTCGATATATCGTTTGAAGTTCCAACAAACGCGCAAAGTATTGAAATGGATTACAATTTCAATCCATTCGCAGATGATGTCGGAGTATTTATAGGGCAATAATCAGAGGGAGGGGAAGCCCCCTCTTTTTTTATTCTAGTTGTGAAGTAATATACTCATATTCCTCTTGCGTTATTTTACCGCTTGCTACTCTGTCGAGCAGTTCTTCCTTGGTTACTCTGTCACTCTCGTATAATCTTTTGAGACTTTCAACTAATATTCTCATATTAAAGCACCCCCTCATCCATCAACTGTCTTGTGTAGTTGTCTATCGCTTCCTCATCAGAGTGCTCGTTAATCTCTTTTGCCTGTTCCATAGCAATAAGATACTGCGAGTATTCATCTTGTGTCAGCTCTCGCTCCTCGTACTCCCAATGCTTAGGCTTGTAAGTAAAATCATCCTCTCTCCCTGTTGCTTCAACCGATTTAATGTTTTTTCGCTGATAAACGATATTCGGAGAAGATGTTGTGTCAATGTCAAGCGGCTTGTCCGATTGCATACTCTCTACGAGCTTGTATTCTGTCATATTCAATACACCTTGCCTTTCTGTCTACTGTTGAAATTTTGTGTTTTAGTTTTCCGAAATCTATAAATGGTTTAATATGTTCCCTGTAATAATCGTAAATATCGCAATTTTTAATCCACGCAAGAGCAGAAACCATTTGTTTTGAGTCAAATATTGTAACCTTTGTTTTTTGCCATATTCTAACTGCCTTAGCTCTTATTTTCTTAAGGATCGTTTTTCTTAAGGTGGTTCTATTCCTATAGAATTTATATCCCATGAAATCAAGCGCTCTTCCATATGTTGCTGACTTTCCATTCTTGCCGACATATGGATTTCGGGGCAAATAGTGAAAATGAAATATCTGCCAGTTCACCTTGACTATCAGCCCTAATTCTGCAAGCCTGTTGTCAATCACGGCTTTTACCTGGTGCAATTTCTTTTTGCTTGCACAAAATATAGCCATATCGTCAACATAGCGTGCATATTTCAGTTCGATACCGAGTGATTTGATTTCATGGTCAAGCTCACTTAAATACCAGTTAGCAAACCATACAGAGGTATAAAAGCCAAGTGGTAAGCCATTCGGCACGCAGTATATAACATTTTCAACAATCCGCATGAATTTAAAATCTTTGATTTTAGATTTAAGCTTTTCAATTAATTTATCCTGTGGAATACTAGCGTAAAATTGCTTCACATCAAGCTTATAACAATATTTAATGGTCTTACCGCCTTGCCTTATCCATTTGCATATACATTTCTTGCCATACGCACCGCCACGCTTAGGAACCGAGCCATAACTATGCTCATACATTCCCTTGTTAAACATGGGCTTAAGCACGTTTACTATCATGTGATGTACTATTGACTCCATAACTGTCGGTATTACTATCTTACGTTTCTTTCGTGATATTCCGTCATATATTTCTTTGGGCTTATGCTCAAAAGGTGTGAAGTTAATCGCATATTCTCTAATTTTGGGTATGTATGTATCAAGGTCTGCTAAAATTTTCCTAACCTTGTTTCTTCTCTTTTTACCCTTAGAGAAATTCTTAATTGCAAGTATTATATTTTCGTCTGAAATAAATTCAGCATATAGATTTCTGTATGTTCTCATACGTATTCTCTTCCTATCCTCTCTACCACGTTCGACCATATCCTACTACTAGCAGTAGCTTGCATCGAGTTAATTTTTACCAAGGGGTACGGAATTTAGTCTGCATTCATTTTATCCCATGAATGATAGGCACAGAAGCCCCGATGTTCCACCTCGCATTACCAGCCTCGTTGTTCAAGTTCACGTAAAACGTGCCGCAATGGCGGCCGTTGTTCAGGTTGCCACCGAAAAGAGCAAAGGCGCAAACTAAATCCCTTATATAAAATTAACTACACACGTTTATAGTTACAAATTTTCTTAGGAGAAACGCGGTTTCTCCCTTTCTGCTTAGGCAGAAATTCCCTCTTCCCTGTTGCAAGTTATTTGTAGGAAAGAGAAGCCCCGAAGTTCCACCCCGCAGGACCAGCCACGTCGTCCAAGACCACGCAAAACGGGCCGCAAGGGCGGCCGTTGTTCAGGGAGCCACCGAAAAGAGCAAAGGCTATAATTGCAATGTTAAACCAACAACCATCAGGATAATAGGTCGATGATGAACCTGTAATTGATGTCGGAAACATGCCTAATGCCGTGTATAACATATCTTTGATATATCCGCCACTTGTACCACTAGGAGTTGAATTAGGTATCTCGATATATCCTGCTCCATCAGTGTTATAGTTAGTTGCTTTGCTTCCATCCTTTGTTGATGGAGACAGCTTGACTTTCACTATGCCATTAGCAAGGATAAGTCCAACTGTTCTTCGCCACTGATTGCCGTAATAATTCTCCATACCAAATACTTTAACTCCGGCTTTTCCGGCATTCTCGCCCCAAAATAAGCCTTTGTCATTCATTGTACCGATCTCAAGCAGCAAGTTTTTATCACCGGCATTTTCGCTCATGCCTCGTCCGAATACATCTTGCGTATCAGTAGATTTTCCCATGATGATAAGTAAAATATTAATCAAGAGTCTGTCAATATATTGCTCAATTTCATATCCGGCGCCATTAGCTCTTGCATATGTCATTTCTTGACTAGCAGATTTCGATTTAATAACTGTTTGACCACTTATTGAGCGTAGCTTATTGTTGCTGTCAAGTGAGCCATTATAAATTGGTGTATAAAAATGAGATTTTTCATTGCCGTTAATGTCGATGAAATTTAGATTTTTAAAATCTTTATCAGCTTGATAGTTAGCAACATAAAGGCTCGCACTGTTTGGATTACCTTTGTCGGGTGCAATTTTCCACCATATAATGTCTGTGCCATTTCCCCACTCAATCATCGCGTTTCCATCGTAATCAATGTTTGCTATATCTGACGCACTGCCATCTGTTTTTTTAGTCAAATCGTTCTCGTTGAGGTAATAGTCAACTTGGCCATTCGTTTTAAGCATACATGGCTTTGGCATAAAAAAGGCATTCGCCCATGAACCATAATCAAAAGTTCCGCTCGCGAAATTCATGGTTGCTGGAGTCATGCCTACTGCGTCTGCTAAATATCTTACTCTTGTTTTTGGGTTGCTGTCCGCGCCATTAATGTGAACACCATAAATAACTCTTCCCTCGCTTAATTTTGTACCAAGGGCTTTAATACTCTCAACAATCGCTTGCCCTGTTGTGTCTGATATAATGTCTATTCCGCTCATATTAGTCCTCCTTGCTTACATTGAGTAATCCGGCACTTGTCACGGAAAAAGTAATGCCTCTTCCGTTTGCTTTCTGCTCGACTAGTCCGGCTTGTTGTTCTGCTCTTTGTGCAGCTTCATTTGCAGCCTTTGTAGCTGCGTTTGCTTGACTTACCGCCGTATCAATCTTTCCTGAAACTTGCGCGACCTCGTTTGCTTTTTGCGAAGCAGTTTGCGCTGATTTTTGAGCCTGAGAAGCAGAACTGCTTGCCGAGTTAGCTTTTTCTGTCGCAGTTTGTGCTGATTTTTGAGCCTGTGACACGGATTGAGCCATGCCGTCAAGGTAACTCTGAATAAGTCTTTGAATTTCAAAGTCAAAATCCTCAACAGTTCCCATTCGCTTAACTATTCCGGGCGCGAAACACATCCATATCTGCTGTTTTTTCGTGTCGGAGTCGGTCGATACCGCCCATTCTCCGGCTTTCATTTTTGAGGGGTCAAACTGTGCGTATGCCCCTCGTCTCATTTGAATTGCCATAAATTACGCCTCGCTTTCATCAATTATCTCCATTTGCCTAAAACGTGAAGTTGTAAATACAATTGTTTGTTTGTTTCTGCAGCAGCCGAGTTTATACAAAACCCCAACTCATTACTGCTCCATCTTGTAAAAAAAATAGAATACAACCCGCCGGCGCTACAAAACACAGTACCTGTAGTATGTAAGATACTTTTTATTCCGTCTGGCATATATACGCTTCCATAAGTATAATACAGACTACCATATTTAGAGCCAAACGAGACAGTCGCGGGAAAACTTCCCCACATTTCTATATATCCATCTGTCCACTGTCTCCAATACCAGCCGTTTTCATTGGTAAATGTTTTTGAGCCAAAAACAGTTTCAACCCCATTAAGAGTCAAATTGTTTGCGGTAATATCAACGTTAGTTCCACTTACATTAACCGTTTCACCGTTTATGCTTGCAAAGCCACCGCCACAGCCCATACCGCTAGTATGTCCTCCAACGTTTGAAAAAAGGTTTGCTCCCTCTGGATTTACTGTAAGATTATTATCAATATCATTTCCACTGTAATTTCCGCTTATTTTTGTCCCTGTTTCCGCGTCTTGCGCCCAAAAACTTTGATTGAGTCCTGTGGACGGGTTGACAACATCAACATTGAAAGCTTTTGTAAATTCGCCGTATGCTCCTACAATTTTTGGGGAAATAACATACTCTTTTCCTATTTGCGTATAGCCAATATTGTCTTTTAATTCGTTTAACTTATCGTTTGTTGCAAAATCGGGTTGGTCTGAGATATTGTTCCACGAAATACTCACTCCGTCAGCGAGCGTAATGCCCTTGTTATCAAGCGTAATCAGAATTTTTCCTTTTGCGTCTTTGACATACTGCTTGCCGTTTGTGTTATTCTCACCGCCTAGAGTGAGCGTACCACCATGCGCCCAGTCAAAATTAATGCCGATGGCCGACATAATATTGAAAATAGCGTTTCCGTCTTTATCAACTCCGGCATTCCACGTTTTACCATAATCGCTTGATACAGCCATGCCATTAGCTGTCATTTTCCACTGTATATTGCTTGAATTAAGGTCAGCTTTATTGTGCATAATGTAAATAATTGAGCCATCCTCTTGCACCTGTTCAGTCTTAAAAAGCCCAAGTGATTGAGACATTAACTGTGTCAGCAATTGCATTTGCTTGTCATATACGCTTAATTGTGCCTGCGCAACTTTCCTAGCTTGTACGACAGCCTTTGTCTCATTACTGAATTTATCAGCACTATTTCTTGAGGCATTTTCGGCATCACACGAAATTTTAGTGCCACTTCCAACTGTAAATGTTCGGTTGGAAATAAAACAGCTATAGGTATTCTGCTTGCGGTCTGTCACAAGCGCCACATCTCCGCTCTCAATCAGTGGGTTTGACAAGAGCGTAGCGTCAAGAGGTCTAAACCTCATGCCACCGATTTTTTTGAAGATATAGTTTGCAACTGTCTGTGCCTTGTCTGCCGGAATGAAGGGATTGTCAGAGATTGAGACTACATATTCCTCTTTTCCGGCAAGAGCATTAACATCTTTTGTCTTGTCCTCTTTTGAGGTTACAGTTACCTTTACCCCGGTGATAACAACATCATCGGTCGCAACATTCAAGTCTTTTTGCGTGTAAATATTGTGGTAATTTCTCGCCTCCGTGAATGTTCCACCATCAGCACTATCTCCACTTGAATAGTCGGTGAACTTTCCACCATCAACGCTGTCTCCGTCAGAGTATGGTGTAGTTTTTGTGCTAAAAGTTCCGCCATTGTAATTTTGGCTCCCAAACTGGCTCATATCATACCACTCGATAAGCAATTCGCCATCATGACCGCATTTGCCCCATAATCCGCTTAACTGCAAAATGTAAGCTATAGCCTGTCCATATGTGAGCTTTTGATTATCACTCGGTATCTCGTTAATCACGTAATCAGAGTTATCGAATCTCGCCATAGTAAAAGGTACATCACACTTAATACAAGCGTCTCTGACTACCTCATATGCTGTCGTAGGGTAGCTTAAATTGCTATCGTACTCGCGATTGAAATTATTAATATTGTCAAGGCAAGTAAGCGTTATGAGTGAGCCATCATAGCTCGTCTCGCTGACTCTATACTCACCGATTTTTAGTTTTTCGGTTGTGCCGTCAGAAAAGCTTTTTGAAACATATGCTGTTGCACTTGCCTTATCAAAATCATACTTGTTGTAATCTTCATAAATATTATTCAGCTTAATTTTCAGTTTTCCGGCAATCAAAGCCCCGATTGTGAAAGTACCATTGCTTGATGTTGAGTCATTAACTTCGAAGCCATTCGCCCACAGCTCACTATCACTAATAGGGATTTTCTCGCCACTTGCCGTAACTATGTCAGCAAAACAATTTACGTTTATGTCATTATCGAGCATTACTGCCCTTTGCCATTTAGCTGATACGTTTAGCATTTAATCACCGCCTTATTCTTCTATGAGAGGAAAGCTTAATACCTCATACCTCTTATTGCCAACAGTCCATATCTTGATAGGTGCGGTTCTGTCACCCACATAGAATGTACGTGTTTCATCAGTTCCGCTCATAGCGTCAGGATATGTCACTCTGATATATTCGGGGTTCACCATTTGAAGTATCTTTGCTGTCCTAGCCTTGTCTGTACCATTCCACGACAATTTAAGTTGCCGTTTCTGCGCTATTCTATTCTTGTGCATTTTGCCGTCCTGTGTACGTCCACTATCGCTTGCAGACACATCAATCAAGCCCCATTCAAAGCTTGACGGAGTAGGTAATTCCACTCCGTCTACTAACATCATCGCCATATGTACATCACCTCACATAAAAAGACACCCACGCAAGGGTGAGTGTCTTAGCCAAATTCATTTGCTACAATATATCGTTGCCCGTGCTTTGCTTTACCTACCTGTGTCATGCGATAGAGCGTTTCGCTGTCGCATTTGAACACGTTTTCAATGATAGGTGCAGAGTTTCCGCCGGCATTAGAGTTCATCATTACTTGTGCCATGCCCTCCATGACAGCCTGCTTAATTCCCTCTGTGATTTGTTGGTTATTTGCAACTACGTTTTTGCCGTTTGAGAATTTACCGACCAGCTCGTTGTGATTAATAAAAGCCATGCCGTCCTCTCCCCTTGGGAAAATTCCGCCACTAGCAAGCCTTGGAATATGTACTTTCGGGACTAACGATACTCCGTTCCAATTTGCACCGGCCACCTTAGCAGCCATAGAAACAACTTTGTTAAATCCTCTTAATAAAGAGTTAATTCCACTGACAACAAAATTAACACCATTCTCTATTTTAGAAATAACGTAGTTCATAGCTCCTGTAACACCGCCTTTTATTGAACTCCACACATAATTAAATGCGCTTGTAATTCCATTTTTCATAATATTAAAGCAGTTTGTGATAGGTGAAATAACATTGCCATTAAACCAACCCGCCACGCTTTGCCAAGTAGATATAACAAAGTTCTTTGCTGTGCTAAGTGCCGATGTTATACCAGCTTTCAACATATTAAAAAAGTTTGAAATCGGTTGTATTACTGTACCGCTAAACCAACTTGCCACCCCTTGCCATGTTGAAAATACAAAATCTTTTGCTGTCTGTATCGTTGTCTGTATAAGTGTTTTTAAAAAGTTAAACAGATTTGAAATTGGAGTAATCACATTATTATTAAACCAACTTGAAGCTACTATCCAAATTGCTTGAATTATTATCCAAACACCTTGAAAAATCTGTTGTGCTCGTGTAGCAAAGCCTTTAAAAAAGCCAACTATCGGCTCAATTACTGTGGAACTAAACCATTTCGAAGCTCCTTGCCACACAGTTACTATGTCTTTCCATAGAGAACCGAAAAAGCCACTTATGGTTTTCCACATATCTTTAAAAAACGAAACTACAGGCTCAATGACATTTCCATTGAACCAATCGCCAACCGTTGAAAATAGTTCACAAATTGTGTTCCAATTATCTTTTACTAAAACAACGATTGTTGATACTGCCGCTACTATTGCTCCAACAATTACCGCCGGCAATGCTGCCACACCAGCTAATATTGCTCCGATTGTGGCTAATGCAACACCTATTACCATTAGAATTTCATTTATCCAACTAAATCCGTCTTTTAACATTTTGACAAAATTTACAATAGATAAAATTGTTCCGGCTATTGCCGAAAAAGCAGAACCAATTGTTGCTAATAGGTCTACTGCCCCTGTTCCGAATGCGGCTGTTATTGCATCACCCAAGCTTAAGCCGCTAAATAATCCCTCTATGAGTAATCCAAGATTTGTTGACAATGAGGCGAAAATGGTTTTAAATGCTTGCATTATTGCTGTTCCAATACCAGCTCCTTCTACAAGCTCAAATCCAATTTTTGAAGCTATTGCCTGTGCTATCGCTTTTGATAATGATTTTCCAATAAAAGCGAGTGCCACTGAACCCAATTTTAACGAAATTATCTTTTTTATCAGCAATGTGCCAACTATTATCTCAACAGTTTTAATGTCTAAATTGCTTAAAAAGTCCGTAATTCCTTTGAGTACGTCTTTCCACGACACATTTTTAATTGCCGTGGTTAGCATGGTGTATATTCCTTGTACCCATGCGTTAATAGTTTTTGCTAATAACGCAAAATCAAAATTCTCAAAAAATCCATTAATGCCGTTAGCAATCGACAAGCCAAAATTAGCCCAATCGAATGTTGTGCCGAATGAATTGAGAAAATGCAAAGCTGTGTTCAGTGAACCGGCTATTGTTGCGCCCAAATCATAAAAGAGTCTTGGGCTGATTAAACCATTCAGGAAATCTGCAAGTCCTTTTCCAAAATTGTCAGCTTTCTGATATATCTTCTTCCAATCAATGCTCTCCATAGCACTCGCAAGAGCGTCACCGATGTACTTTCCGAGTGAGTAAAGGTCTTTGATTGATGATTTGTATTTTTCGAGCAATCCATCAGTCTTTTTCAGCGAACTGTCAACACCACCGCCAGCTCCACCGCCACCGGAACCGCCACTGCCTGAGCCTCCGCCACTGCCACTATCGCTGTTATCGTCAAGTGCGTGTATCTCATCTATGCTAAGCAGTGTCTTTTTCAGTTTTTGGGCTTTCTTATTAGAACTATCAGCATTATCGCCAATATCGCCCACTCCGTCAGCTATGTCCTCCATGCCGTCAGCCGTGGCACCGCGACCGCTTATCTCGATAGTCCATCCGAAGATTGCTCCGAGTGCATCAGCTACAGTTCTTGTAAAGCTGATAACCTTGAGCATTACTTTACTTAAGGCTTGGACAAATGGCTTTAAAGCATTGATTACTACGCTACCTATGATACTGCCCCATGCTTGGAACTCTTGCTTAAGGACTCTTACACTGTTAGCCCAGGTATTTGCGGTCTTGGCAAAATCACCCTGTGCAGCTTGCGTATTTGCCATGACATAATTATATCTTAGCAATACCTTTTCAGCTTGCGTCATGGATTTAATATTTGCGTCAAATCCGTTTTTCATAGCCCATTCTGAAAGTGTGGCTTGTGTTAAATCAAGTCCGTATCTCCTTAGCGGTGCTATTGTTCCCGAAAAAATAGATTGTAAGCTCTTTGCTACATCAGCTTGGTCTACATCGTAGAACGAAGCCATATCGCCAGCTAATCTTGTAAGATTAAGTGACATATCAGCCATACTGTCTGTAGTCTTGTATAGCGTGTTATTTTGACTCATAAGAGCTTTATTTGCCACTGCCGTACCATTTGCCACTTGCTCTGACGAAATACCTATAGAAGTACCCAGTGCTTGGAAACGGCTTGATATTTGCTTAACTGTCAGTTCTGACATTCCAAAATCTTGAATTGATGTCTTTGTGAAGTCATCAACTTTGCTTGCCATGTCACCAAACGTGGTATCTACTACGTTTTGAACCTCTGTTAATTGGCTCGCTAAATCAACTGCACCGCCTAGCTTTCCGACAGCTCGCATAACCAACCAATAAGTTGCGTAAAACTTACCGATAGTTGAAGCTAAGCCCCTGAATCCACTTCTTGTACTCTTAATTGACTTAGTTGTGTTTGAAAAGCCTGTTACAAGTGACCTACTAGCCGAGCCGACTTTTGAGCCTTGCTGTGACAGATTAGCAAGTGCATTGGTCATTTGAATAATGTTGTTGCTGACTCTCGGTGCGTTAGATAATGTTGTCATTACCTCTTTCAAGGCACTGCCAAGGTTTCTGATATTCTCCGCAGCGTATCCGGCTGATTTTGAGCCAAGCTTTGAAATTGAAGCTGTTAGCTGTGTAATTTCTGCTGATTGCTTTGATATGCTCGCAAAGCCTGACAATTCTGTTGCCATGCTCTTTAAGGCGCTTGCCGAGCTGACAAGCCTTGCAGTATCAAGGTTGCCAAGCTTTTCCATGTTAGTGGCAATCTTGCTAAATGTACGTGTGTCAATACTGCTCACGCTTCTAAGTGATGTTGCAAGTTGTGACATTCCGCTCGCAAAATTGCTTATGCTTGCACCATTGAGGGAATTGAGAGTATCTCCAAGCCCTTGCAGCTTAGCTTGTAAATTGCCTATGGCTCTAGTCGCTTGTTGTGCGTCTGACTTGATTTGAAGCTCAATGCTCTCTGCCATTTTCTCACCTCCCTGTATGTAATAAAAAAGAGAGCTACACTAAAGTAGCTCTCATGTATTTAGTCTTTGAGCAGATAGTATGTTGTAATCAATCCAACATATCCATCTTGCTTAAGACCTCTATTCTTTTGAAATACCATGACACATTTAGTGAGGTAGTCACTCCACTCTTTATAATCAGTATCAAGTTTGTAGAAATGATACTTGTCATGTAGAGTTTTTCTCAACCACTTAATGGCTGTCGGGCAGTAATGTTTCTGACCACTCCACAGATTGTGGTTTTTTGCGAATGCCTGCGAGTTGGCTCCAAATTTACCATCTTCTTTCAGTACATCAGCTCCTTTGAGGTCGAAGCCTACATTCATAGCGTGCTGCCATTTTCTTACATCATTATTATCGAGGTAATACTCCTCATTGCCTTTCCAAGCGTTATTCTTTACCGGAGTTGCTATTGGTGTCGGAGTTGCTACTGGTGCCGGATTATTCTCTATTCCATCGCCCTTACCAAGCTCAACATAGAGTAAGTTAGCGTCAGTACTGTTATTCAGACCGCTACAAGTAAACGCGCTTGAATACTGCCAGCCATACAGAGGATGTTGAATAACAGGCTTCTTTGCGCTATTAGGCTCATCACCAATAGACATTCCTTTAGTTGACGGATAACGTGCTATCCAAAACGGACAATTAATCTGATTTGCGTATGGCGCAATGTACTGATTGTAAAAGCTAAGTCCTGTGTATACACCGAAGTTAAGCCCGGTACTTTTGATAACGCTCTGATATGTGTTGATAATATCAATAAGTGTCTGTCCGAGTCCTTGCTGACATTTATCTTCAACATCTAACCAAACGAAAGTTTTTCTTCCGTTAAGTACCTCAATCACTCTCTGTGCGTCTGTCTTTGCCTTATCTACTGTTGTAGCGTATGAGTAGTTGTAAACACCTTGTATTGGCATTCCTACATCAGTACAGCCTTTCCAATTTTGCTCAAAGGTCTTATCCGGATTAAGGTCTTTGCGAATTATTTTAAGGATTGCAAATTGCACTCCAGCCCACTTAACCTTACTCCAATCAATATTTCCTTGATATGACGATACGTCAATTCCTTTATATGCCATATTTTCACCTCATTAGTCAGGACTTTCAGGTAATCCCACCTGTCTTAATGCGTTAATTCGTTGCTTCATTTCATAAACGGCAATTTCCTCGTTAGACTCCTTGTATTTAGGCTCGTTATCTTTTGAGTATTGCTCATTTAATGATTTCTCAATGTATTTTGCTCTCGCTTTGTTGCCGTTCAATGCCCTGTCGATAGCTGTAAGAGTTGCGCTCAATCCGTATGTGCCCCACCAAGCCCACATGTTAGAGTCGGCTTCTTTTTGTGCAAGCATATAAGCCTTTGAATAAGGCTCTAAATCAGCCGGACAAGACATGTCTATGTCCTCAACGCTAAATCCATAGCCTTTAGTTGCTAAAAGCCAATATGGGCGGATTTCGTTACAATATACTTCCCATGTAAGCTCTTTTACTTCTTGATTGGTTTCTTCTTGGCTGTCTGTACCTCTTTCGCCAGCATCTTTGATAAAAAACTGTTTTTCTCCATTTCAGCCGACAAATCGTTGTAGAGCGACATTATATCTCCACCCTCTTCATTCTCTGGGTCGAGATAATCGTCAAGCAAATCATACATCTTCGCTAATTGCTTCTCTTTTGCTTCTTTATCGTCAAAATCAAAGCCAAATTCGTCAGCGTGAAACTTTTGCAAGCCCACGAGCAAAAACTCCGGTAAAAATCCAAGCATGTTGTCAATGACTTCAAGTCCCTCGCCCTTTTGCTCCATTCCTACGAGCCTTGGGATAATTTTATTCTTATATACCGGTGCATATCCGAATTTAACTGTATACTCTTTTCCGTTTAATTTAATTTTCATTTTATCTTTCCCTTTCTCCCTAATTTATATAGGGAAAGAGGCAGTTTTAACACTGCCTCAATTACCTTACTATATTGTTTCTTCAAGTTCGCTGTCAGCCGTGCTATCATCATAGCCAACCGCTACGGCTTTTTCCGATTGGCTCACCCTTTTTTTGTGAGTGTGATTGCTGTTGGATAGCCTTGGTCATCCTCTGTTACCGCAACCTCGTAGTTATCCTCAATCCACTTAGGCACTGTCTGAACTGATACAGTCGCAGTTCCTGTTAAGTGGTCATCGGAAGCTTCACCTGGGGCGAATGATTCCTGACCGATAAAAGCGCAGATACCCTCTGAACCTTTTCCGTCTGTACCATAAAGAATGATAAAGTCGAGCTTCTTGCCCTCGTTAGTTACCATCTCATCCTTATACTTTTTCTCAAAAGCTCCCTCAACTTCCATAGAACCGGCTGAACGTCTACCCATTTCCTGTGTCTCTACTAAATCCTCAAGAGTTGAAGTATCTACCATGTTTTGTGAACCGAATGGTGAGGGAATTGATTTTGCTCTAAGTAAGAGCTTGTAAGTTCCAGCCCAATAATCGCCACTTGTGGTGGATGCGGTTGGTGTCTTGTAAGCAATTCTACTTTTTAAACCTGTTGCCATTTTTATTACCTCCTAATTTTTCATAAAAAAATAAGAGCCAAAAGGCTCTTATAATCTATCATTCCAGTCGAATGACCGCCTAGCACGTAATGTTGCTGTCCATATTTTGCCGTTTTTCCTAGCGAATGGGGCTGTTGTCAGCTTAAATGACATAGCTTTGTATTCATTAGCTACTGCCTGCGCCACATTCAAGGCTTCTGAACGGCTTTTATTCGTTGTAACAATTACTTGTGCCGTAAATAACACTGTATTTATTCTTTCACACTCTAAATCCTCATTCTGTTCTATAGGTTCGAGTGCTTGAACTAGCACTGTCGGGAAACTAGCCGTTGCACTGTCCGACTGTTCCTCTTGCGTGAATTTTAGCTTGGGATATTTAGTTTTCAATTTTTTCTCACATCGGGTTTTCACAATCGCATATGTGAGATTTTCAAGGTCGTATACCCATTGATTTTGACTTGCCACTTTATCTCACCTCAACTAAAATTTTTCCGTGCCGTTCTCATAATGTCATTTTCCATTTCTACAAATGCGTGATACATCGGCATTGTAGGTGTAATGCCGTATGAATGGTGTAATTCTCCGCTTTCGTCTCTCCAATACCAACCCTCACTATCGAATGCGTGTGTCTGTCCCGGGAAAGTGCCCTGACCGCCCCTTGCGTCATTGAAATGTGGTTTAGCTTTCCAGCCTGAGCCGTATTCAGCCATAAGCAAAGGCGATACATCAACTGTTTTAAGTCCATCTGCCGTCTGCCATGTGCTTTGTATCTGCCCTGTTTCTGTCGCAAGAATAATAGCTGTACAGCCGTCTGTTGTGTCTTTAATTTCGTAACTAAATGTAATATAGTGTCCGAAATTGCCTGTATTTGCTTGCGCTACAGCTATACCATTACTAGCAAGCTCTCCGACAAACGCTATGCACTTGTCTTGTAAGCGGTCTTTGTATCTTTCAAGCTTGTCTATCGCATCTTGTATAGATTTTTCTGTCAGAGAAACGTCAATCTTCATAATTACACTTCTTTCACAACTGCTTTGAGCATGTATTTAACTGAGTAGAGAGAGGGTTTTACTCCCACTATTGTAAAGTCTGCGGAAGTTGAATCAACTAATCCGTTTTCGCCTTTTGCAGGCTCGCTATCGAGCCAAATAACGTCACCTTTTTTAAAAGGGTATTCTCCTCTGTCTGTCAGCAAAACAGCATCAAAATCAGCCGTATTAAAGCCATATTCCTTGTTCTGCGCTTCTCCTCCGTCAAAAGATATATTCGCTCGAAAATCAATCGGCTCCGAAAAGCCTGTTTCTTCATGGGTGTAATATATTTTCTCTCCGTCCTCTGTTTCGTAAAACTTTAGATTTCCGTCCTCGTCTTTTTCATAGACTGTGACAGTTTGCCCTTGAAGCGCGTATTTCATGGCCTGTTTATTAATGTCAAGCATTTTTCTTTATCTGTTTGTAAATCTGATTAACACCGGTACTTGCCATGCCTGACACAATGCCAACTGCTATTGCATCAAGAATGTTGTCTGCCGGATAACCGGGAATTACAAACATTCCAACAATACCGAGTATTCCACCGGCTACACCTACGATAATAGGAATAATATTATCTTTAACCTGTGGTATCTGCTTTGAAGCATATCCGATTAAATAAGTAATTACCATAATAGCAACTACTGTAGGTACTTGTGTAAAGTCCATCAGCTTTTACCTCCTTTGCCTAAATGGATTTCCTCAATCTCATTTTTCATTTTCGTTACCATGCCATTACCACCGAGTGCGTGGTATGCGTCATACATCTCGCAAAAATTCTGATACGCATATGAGGGAATTTCGCCAAGCTTCATGTACTTATCGTGGTATTCGATAAGCTGTACTCGTAAAAGTAACATTGTACCTTTTCCGTTTGCTTGTCGTAGCTTCTTTTCCTCTTCAATGCGCTCGTTTCTTTCTTTTGTGTCTATCGCTTTTTGCTTTTTCTGCTCTTGTAAAAGCCAAACAATATAACCCAAAAGCGCTGTCAGGACAATTGGCAAGGCAATAATGTATGTCTGATAGATTAAATTATTCATCTTACAGCCTTTCGTCTTTGGTAATTGGCACACCGCCCACCACCACTTAATGTGTACCGCCTGCTACCATTTTGGTAACGCACAATCTTCTTTTGCTTATAGCACTTTGACAAAAGGGAAAACTCCGACAAACAGCTTATCTCTGTCTTTCCATGTACGGCTCACTCCGCCCTCACTTAATGCGCTCATGTAGTTCTCACCGGCTTGTGAATGGTCGTAGACAGCAAGATTGATAACGACATTCTCAAACTGCTTTAAATCGGCAGTTATATCATCATCAGTAAAAGTGTCCGGATAACACCTTTTTGCTTTTACATCTTCCGTAGCCTGTTTAATGAGCTGTTCAATGAGTGGGTTATCTTCCTTTTTATCGAATACAACCACATCAGATGTTGTATCATCATCATTCGTGACTGTATCAATATGAAATTGTTTGAGTCTGATTTTGACTTGTTCTAATGTGGTGTATTCCATGCCAAGCTCCTTATAATCCAAACTTTTCAATTAACATTTTTTTCAAGTCGCTGCCATTTATTTCTGCGGCATTTTCAATACCATTTCCGCTCGCAAGCTTCTTTAGGTCGGCTGTTGACATTCTGTTAATTTCTGTCTTTGTGTATGGTGTTTCAGGTGGGTTCATAAAATCAGAAGGCACCGAATTGCTATTGCTTTCCGGTACCTCGTCTCCGACTTTATACCACACTCCATCATGCTTTATAGAGTGCGTTGCTATCATAAGCCTTAATCCTCCTTAACTTTGAGAACCATAACGCTATCCATACCCTCGAATGTAGGTAATCCAATCATAGATACGATACAGTGAGTATTGATAGGATGATTTGTAGCATATGTGTATACAGATACACCTGTCTCAACAAGTGAGAGGTTTCCGTCTGTGATACTTCCGCTTCTTTCCTCTGGAGTCTTACCGAATGTGTAATCGCCGAGGAATACTCCGGCAGACTGCGCAGATACAATACCTGTTGGTACAAAGTACTGTGTCTGCCCTGACTCGTCAACATAGAGCTTATCGTATACTTCAATCTCGATACCATATCCTCTAAGGTATTCAGTAACCTGTCCTTGCTGTAATCTGATACCGCCATTGTAAGCAGTGATACCGAGTACCTGTTTCTTTGTGTCCTCTGCCTTAAGCACCATTTCCCAAGTCTCTGTATTCATGGTAAAACGTGTAAGTGAGTAGCCTGTAGCCTTTGCAAAGTCTCTACGAGCTGTGATAAGGTCATCAAGCGGTGCACATGTGGTAGGCTTATCCCATGCACTTGTGCCGGTAATTGACTTAAAGTGCTTTTCCTTATGCTCTGCACCATTGTCGGCTGTGTAATCAACGACATAGTTCTTATCGCCAAGTACAACCTTTACCTTTGGTACACCATCTGTAGGTGCAAGTAACTGCCAAATCTGTCTCTCCGGTACAACTAATGCGCCCTCAATTAACATCATTGGTTTCTTAGAGATTTCACGTAATACGTTATTGGCAAGGCTAGAGTTTTCAGAAGTTCTGTAATTGTCGTACTCCTGCTCCTCTTTCTCTGTTACCATATATCCCTCACGATAAAATGGCATTGAGTTCTGAATGTCAGAGAAGCCTCCAACATCTCTTAACTCTGCCTGTGCGTCAAAGTTTGAAGCTTTGAGCGATACCGGCAGTCCGTTCTTACCCTTGATAAATCTAAGGTCAAGTGAGTCCTGTTTACGTGTTCCGAATTTTTGTCTGCCAAGATAAGGGGCAGTTCCTAATGTCTTTTTGTAGTTATCCCACATTACACCGAGGCTTCTCGCTGTAAATGCTTCTGCTAATGGTAATGCCATGTTCTTCTACCTCCTTTTAACCCTGACTTGCTACAATCTTTGGCGCGCCATAGAAAGTAACTCTAGGTGTTGCAGTTCTAGCTTCATCTGCGATTGAAAGCGACTTAACTTTCTCCCAATCAATAGTTCCCTGATATACATATGTTCCAGGTGCGTCACCCATCGTTACATCTACATCGTGTAACAGATAGCCCTTGCACTCTGCGTCATTGCTTGGGAATGGTGTACCGGCCGGCACAATCTTCCTTCCGTTTCCATCTGCGCTTGTTACCATAGTCTGTGGTACAAGGCACGCTGCACCCTCATAAGGGAAAAATTTTAAAATTCCTTTACCCTGTGTAAAGTCTCTTACGATTGGCTTTCCCATCGTTCTACCTCCTGTTTTAAATTACATAGCTGTTTTGACTTTCAGCACTTGCAACTGTACCGAATGAGATTTGTTCTGCATTTGCTACATCTGCTGGCTTTGAGTCGGGTTCATTATTGTTACCGCCATTGCTTGGATTCGGAGTATTGTTGAGAGCGTTTTTCTCATACTCTGCTATCGCATTGGCTTTCATGTCGGAAATAATCTTGCCAAGTGATGTCGTGTCAAAAGAGCCATCCTCTTTTACTACTGTCTTTGCCTGTTCGGCTGTAATTCCAAAATCAGACATTGCACTCTCTCGTAAATCTCTGACGGCATTATCTTTCTGTAGCTTGGCAATCTGTTGATTGGCTGTCTCTAAGGCTTTATTTGCCTTTTCAAGCTCCGTCATGTTGCCATTCTGTAGCTCGTCAAGCTGTGTCTGTAGCTCGTCAGCTTTGTCGGCTTTAGCCTTATACTGATTGGCTTTCTCTTTCTCTCTTGCCATTTCCTCACCGCTCTTGTTAAGCAGATTTGTTATCTGCTCATCCGTTGCATCGGGAAAAAGCTTCAAAACATCATTTCTTGTCATTTCAATTACCTCCGTAACTCACGCTTTTGTTATCGCTGGTCGCACCAGCCGAGTTTTTCTGTTGTTTAACGCACAACTGCAAATTTTTTGTATAATAAAAAGCAACCTATAAGTTTTCCTTACAAGTTGCTCATTATTTGTAATATTTAACACTGCATCTACACCCTGCTATTTCTTTTACCTGTGCCCCTAAAGAATGGTCTTTCGGAAACATCATAAGCGAATTTCCGACTTCAAACGGCTCAAAAATATCAATTCTCTTTCTGTCAACATCTGCATGTGTAGGTCTGACATGTGAATCCTCTTTTGAACGCCACTCTTTTGTTTTGTAGCCCTGTTTCACCATTTCGGTTTGCAATCTGTAATTGCCGACTGCATTAGCTTCATTCGCAGCTACATTTTTTGCCCGCTTTTGTGAAGTAAAATACTCTACGTCAGTATTTTGTGTGGTAGCGTCAACCACTTCATTCACAATGTACCGGGCATAATCCGTAATATATGAGGGTGTTCTCTTTGCCTTACAGTACTGTGTGGCAATGCTCTCATATCTGACAATAAATTCTTTGGTGATAGTGGTTATCTCTGTTTCTTCCTTGCCGGATAACAAGGCAAATAGCATAACAAAGATTTTTTCAAACTTTTCAGCAAGCTTTTTTCTATCTTCCTTTTCCTTGTCGGACAAATCCATCTCACCAAAATATGTATCATAATCTATGTCCTGTATTTCATTTTTGTTAAGTGCGTGGATTTCGTCTGCCATATCAAGCTCCAAAATAAATTGACAGCCAATTATTCATTGGCTGTCTTTCCATTGTTCTTATCATCATTATTATTGTTAGGTGTAGCTGTTGTCGGCTGTTCCTCCGGGAATAACATTTCCATGCGCTTAGCGCTTTCAAGAGTGACTTGTTCAGGGTCGCTAAACATATCAATCGTCTTGACGGCTCTCTTGTAATTGATACCGCACCTAAGTAATATTTCAAGCACCTCTGCCTTAATAAGCATGTTGTCGAGCTTATTATGATTAATGTGTATCTCAACATCGCTAGGCATAAGCGTAAAGCCCTTATTAATTCTCAGCCTGTTAAGAATAAGCCTAAGTGCCATTCTCTCCGATTTCTTAAGAATAGGCTCGTTAATAGCTGTTCTAAGCCCGGCATCGTAATGTCCGTTTCGTAGTTCTACAGCAGAACCGGTGTCACCGCCTGTGTTGCCCTGTCGATTTGCAAGGCCTTGTATGCTTAAAAATCTTTCAAAAAGGTCAGTAAATACCACTTGCCCCTCTGTCTGATTAAGCTCGCTCGTCATTACATCAACATCAGCCTTATTCTCTGAACCATTGTTAGATTTAACTACCAATGCTCCCTCTTGTCTCATTTTTCTGAATGTGTCTATATCAATCTCACAATTAACGAATTTCACCCATGCAGACACAAACTGCTCGACTCCATTAATTCTGTCTGATGTAAGCACGTTAATAGCATCTGTGATTGCAATAGTCATTTCGATATCAGATAATCGCCTTGCATTGTTTGGATATTCAATCACCGGAATTGCTCTGTTGCCGTTTATTCCACTTGCATAAATCTTGTCGTTGCGAATATCAAACCACTCATTATCAGTGAACACATAATAAATATCTGCTCCGTCCTCGTCCTCTCCGATTTGACAAGAGAATGCCGGACGTCCGTTTGAGTAGTATGCTACAAAGGTATACATTGGATTTTCAGACGATAGATAAAAATCGCTCTCATCAAGCAACTGTCCTTGTCCATCATCATTACCGATGAATCTGTAGCCGGTACCGCATATACTTCTCCAACGATGTATGTCTATATCGCACTCCTGTTTGCTTTCCGAGTCCATTGTAATGTTAAGCTGTGTGATTTCTTCCGACTTATGGTTATCGGTACCACGCAATACATATTGGATTGGCTCGGCACACATCTCTGCGGTTTTGCGCTCAACAAGCTCATACGCAAGATTTACGGCAATCTTGTTATTGATTTCCGGACGATTTACCTTTTGCCGATACAAAATCGGTTGGTCACCACGATAGTATCTGTCAAGATACTCAATCTCAATAGCGTTTTGTTCGTGAATCACAAGTGCTTTATTCAGTTCTTCGATTATGTTATTTTTTGTGATTTGCCTTTTACGTGTGAAAATAACTTGTCTGCCGTAATTATTATGGCAGACAGCTGAAAAAGGTCTTACGTTTTTATGCGCATATCTATACATCAATAAAACCTCATGCCACTTGCAGAAGTTCTCTGTGGAACCTCTTTTATCTGAAATTCTTGTGTGCCAGCCCGAAACCATATCCATTTACGGCAGTGCGTACACATTACTTTGTGGTGCTTCTTATCGCTTTTATTTACCCACGTTAATAGCTTTCCGCAACGAGGGCACATTACACTTCGTTTTCCTGTTGGTACAATATTCTGATTATTCATGTTGTCCTCGTTTCACTAAAAATAGCACCCACAATCTGTGAGTGCCATTTCTAAAAGAGATTTTACGCAATGAACGAATTACGATTTTTTCATAGTTATATTATAACTGTCAATTTTTTAAGTGTATATATGCAATGATATGCAAAACTATGCACACTACTGCACATTTTCAAGATATTCTTTTCCGTAAAGCCTTTCAAACTCTTGTAAGGCTCTGCCGTGGATTGTAAATATCTTTCTTATGCTCCAATTTGTAGCCTGTGCGATTTCTTCAAAAGTATTTTGATTAACATATCTCATTGAGAGTACATGATAGTAGTCAGTATTCTCCATACTATCAATTTGACCGATGATATGATTTCTTTTTCTCATAAATTCATCAACAAGTCTGTCTGTATCTTTTTCCAAGTCCACAATTTTAGTTACTGTACTGCCTAATTTATCTTTGTCCGATGAAACATCAACTGCCTCTTTGTCCGTTGAAACAGTAACACTACATGCTATTGTCTTAAGCCGGTATATTTCAGACAGCTTGTTTTGTATCATTTTATCTAATCTGCTGATTTGATTTAAGTAAGTTTTTGTATTCATAATTTCGCTCTCCTCATTGCATACTTATAATTAATAAATTCTTCCCAATATATCTTGTCGAACCGAGTGTCTCTAAATCTATTATCAAACTTTCTTTTATCAACTATAAAGTCTAAACCCTCTTTTAATCCCAATAGAATATAATCGGGCACAAACGAAGCCGGTATTCTCACAATCTCATAACCATTGTCAATACAGCTCATTATCCTTCTTTCTCTTAAAAAATCCTTATTTTCATCTGTGTGATATATTTCGCCATCAACTTCAACAATCTTCTTTAAATCCGGTATAAAAAAGTCTACTTTGCATTCGCCTATTTTGTAATTCGGATAATATTTAATGTTTTCCTTTTCAAGCTGTATAGCAAAGCAAATTTCATTTACACTATTAAAAACATAGCCCTCAGACATTATTTTTCGTGCGACCTCGCAAGCCTCTTGTTCATAATCTAAATCTTTAATTCTTTTTCGTTTTGCCTTTTTCTCTATTTTTTCCTTTGCTTTATCCACATTTGTAAGTTGTTTCAACAATTTTATTTTTCTGTCGCATTCCTCACAAACGTATTTTTGCTTTTTGTTAATTTCGATAGTGGCTCCGCACATAAAACAAGTATTTGTCATTAATAAAGCCCTCCTCTGAACGGATTGTGTACTGCTTCAACCTTTGCTATTCTACTGCCTTGCGTCATTCTTAAGGCAAAGTTTGAAAAAACATCAGGAACATCATCGAGCTGTTTTTTGCCTGTTACTGAATATCGTTTCAGCAGTGATACCATTACTCCATAAGGCTCATTGGGCTTATAAAGTGATTGGTCTTTGAAAATAATATGTTGTAAAATCCAGTTAGAGCACTGAAAAATACGTGCTTCCTTATTTGTCTCTGTCGGTACATCAGTGATGTTGCATATCCACCCTTTATTTTCAACTCGCTTATTAACTTCCATAGCCACTCTGTCACCGCCGGCATTGCGCTCAAACTCACACTCCTGTACCTGATTATTGACTAATGTGTTTGACGCATTTTCATACTGCATTTCATAGTCTGCCGTATTATCACACACACAATCAACGCAATAATAATCCTCGCCATATTTTTGCAGTATCGGCATAACAAAATAGTCTGTGCCTTTTCCTTTTGTATCGCATTGAGCTGTGATGATTTCCGGTTCGCCATGTGGAAGATTGAAGTATCTGCGGATTTTATCATCGGGAAACAATAAACCCTCACGCTCGATAGGTTCCTGTTTATACAAACATCTGTAAGAGATTTCGTCCATGAGTAATTGTTGGTCGGCAAAAAATTCTTTAGTAAAACCGCCATACTCATAATCAAAATTGCTTTCCCCTGTTGTCGGGTCCACATCAGGAACCGATATTGTTTTGACTCTCGGATTTCCGACATACATGTTTTGAATGCGTCCAATAACATCATGTACGCTCCAACGAGTGGCAATATGTATCTCTTTGCATGGCTTTCCGTCCGTATCTTGCGTTTTACGCTGTCTCGCGTCTACTGCGTATTTATCCCACAACTTATCAAGTGTTGTGGGATTTAAAGCTTCCTCAATTCCGCCTATCATATCATCAACTAGCAAAAATTTACTTGCACGGACTTTTCCGGCATTCTTGCTTCCAACAGAAGTGCATTGTACTGACGGAAAAGGTTTGTATTTGCCAATATTGAATTGCTCCATTTTGGCATTCGTGCTTGTAACTGATAGATTAGGGAAAATGTCATGCCATGCATAATCATCATCATTAGTAACAATGTCGTATACTCCATCGTAGTACATTCGTGTAATGTCACCACTGTGTGAATAAAATAGGCTGTAGTCTTTTGGAAACCAACCGGCAACTGCCGAATGAAAAAATTTCTCAATCGTACTCTTTCCAGCTCCTGGCACTAGGCTCACGCACAATATGTCGTATTTATCATCAATCATGCCTTGTAATGCGTCCACAAGTCCGATTTTGATTAGTTGTTTCCTACGCGGCATATAAAATCGGTCTTTAGGCTCACGCTTTTTCTCTATGTACTGAAAATAGCTGTCAACTATTTTGTTTTGAGCTTCAAGTAGCAAAACCTCATATTTTTTGTTTATCAGCTCATATGTAGTCTTGTGGTCGAATGCGTATTTTTCCAAATCCCAAATCGTACCACCTGTTTTAGCCGTGCAGAAGCCCTCTATAAGCTCTTTTGCTCTCTTAGTGAGCTGTAGTCCATACTCAATATCTTTCTCGCCATTTATGGCTACACTGCAAGCGTCTACATAGGCATTAATTACTTGCTCGTCTTTTCCTTTATCCTTTATGTAGTTTTCATATCCGTTTACTGTGGAAATAAGGCTCTGACTAGCCATAAGAAAAGCACCTCCACTTTTAAAAAGCAAAGGTGCTTATAGACCTCTGCCTATAATTGTTTTAGGGTAGCGACTACAATCAATCTGTAGCCGGTAAATTTTTATTAAAATGTTAGCACTGGGTCGTTGCAAACCGGATGTAATTTCTGTAAAAGTGCATTGTAATTATCAATTACACCCCTTACTTGGACTATATGCACTTTAATACCATATCTTTGCGCTGTATCTCTTTCAATATAGCAGCCATTCCAATCATATGCTTCATCAATTCCGATAAATACATCGGCCTGTGCCAGCTTCTTAAGGCTTTCACCTAAATACCATACACCTTCGTTGCTGTCTTTCGGTGGGTTATCCTCAATATAGCTGTCGATAAGCTCTAATTCCTCACCCTCGTATATTTCAGCAATCTTCTTCATCTTCTGAATACTTGCTTTGATTTCTTCCTCTGTTCTGCCTTTCATAGGCACACTCACAAATAATTTTTTCATATTTATTTCCTTTCCACTTGTTAGTCGGTAATGTTTTTATTCGTTTGCTTTGAAATTGTAAATCGGTTTTATAATGTCAACTATTTCAACAGTATCTTTTATATTTCCAATTATTTCATCCATTGTTTTATATGCCATAGGGCTTTCATCAATCGTAGATGTATTTACAGATGTTGTAAATATTCCGTCCATTGCTTTTTGATACTCTTCTAGTAAAATGCTTTCTTTTGCCTTTGACCTACTCATAGTTCGTCCCGCTCCATGCGGTGCTGAATAATTCCAATCTTCATTTCCCTTGCCAATTCCCAAAATGCAACCGTCACGCATGTTTATTGGTATTAGTACTTTTTCCCCCGCTTTTGCAGAAATAGCGCCTTTACGAACAATATTTGTATCGTGTTCAATGTAGTTGTGAATTGTTTGAAATCGCTCCGTTTCTTTTGTAACTTTCCAACCCATATAGTAGCAAATAATGCTCTGAATGGCTCTTCTGTTAATTTCCGCAAACTCTTGGCATAATTTCATATCGTGTAAATACATTTCTCTATGTTTTCCAACAAGATATGATAACTCTCTAGGGATTTTAGTTGTATTTTTTTCGTAGGACTGCTTTAATTCTTTGATAGCCTTGCTGATTTCTCTTTCTCTCTTACATTTTTTGTATTCAGCAATCAATTTCTCACTATCTTGTTTGAAATTCGATTTTCCCGATATATCATCAATCGCCATTTGCTGATATATTTCTGCAACTTGCTTTCCGGCATTTCTACTTCCCGAATGAATAACAAGATATTTATTATTCTTGCTATCGCTATCAACTTCGATAAAATGATTGCCGCCTCCCAACGTGCCGCAACTCCTTTTCAGCCAATCTATATTTTTCAACTGTTCCTTGCAATACAATTTTTCAATAATATCGCTTGCGACAGATGAGTTTTCTTCTTCATGAACCCTTCTACCACTTGGAACATATTCTCTAATGATGTTATCTAATCTCTCAAAATCAATATCAATATTCCCCAAGTTTGTAGTAAGCATCCCACAGCCTATGTCAACTCCAACAATATTCGGTATTACTTTTTCCCCTAAATCAGCAGTAAACCCGATAACACACCCTGCTCCTGCATGAACATCTGGCATAATTCTTATCTTGCAATCCGAAAATGCCGGCTGTTTTATAAGCGTATATATCTGATTTAATGCTTCATGTTCTATATTTTCTGTAAATATTTTCAAATCAGCCATAATATGTTCCCCTTTCTGCCGATAATCAGCAATTTAATTCCACTGCCATTCCATTTCCTCTTCGCTAAGATATTTATGTCTCACTCTGTACCTGTCAATATCTTCTTCCGCGAATGTAATTATACTGTTTGCAAGTCTTACATAAACTTCGTATTCGTATTTTCCGTTTGATTTTTCCCACGTTTTGCAGATAACTCCTATGTCCGACTTGTTTACTACAACAATATCTCCAAAAAGAAATCTAGGTTTATTCATCTTTGCCGTCCTCCACAATCCCATCAATTATTGCTCTCTCGACATTTTTTCTAAGCCATTTCGGAATTGAATCATCTTTGCTTATACATGGTGTCTTTGTTAAATAACCACCGGATATATCGCCGCAAAGCATTGTGTTTTGACATTCCATAATCTCGCTCCTTTTCCGCACTCTTTTATAGTTCTTTTGACTCTTCTATTATTTTTGCATTTCTTGCCGAACTAAATTCTTGATAGTTTCGCGGTTTTCGTCCCAAGTGCGTCTCTGCATATTGTTCAACAGCTTTTTGCGAAATATCTACTCCAAAAGCTGTTTCTATCGGTTTGTCATTTCTACCGCCTATTTCCTGCGATTGTGCTTCTCTAAACGCTTCACGCTCTATTGATTTAATTACTTCTGCCATGCTCATAGTTCAAACACGCTCCCATATGTTACTCAACTACATACCAATCTTCTGCTAAACAATCATTAATTGACGGAACCCATGTAGAAACAGTGCTATTAACATTTTTGATAGCAAAATACGGATTGTAATGTACTAAATCGTCTTTATCTGCAATGGATTTCCCAATTTCTGTATAAGACTTAAAATTGCCGGCCGGAACGTAATACACAAACATTCCCTTGCCATTCCAACCTTTTCTTGCTACTTTTTTGCTGTTTTTTAATGCTTCAATTGCCTGTCCAAAATTCATAATTTATTTTCTCCTTTACAATTTATTATTTTTCATTTTCCATAAATCTTTCAAATTCTTCCATGCATTTATAGCACAAGTCGTATGTGGTATTAAAAATGCCGTTCTTTGTAACCGAATTTCAACACAGTATTCCTTTTTTAATTTCTGCACCGCACCTATCGCAAGTGCACCATTTTCTTTCATGCTCCATTTTTCATAAACCTCTTGAACTCTTTCCTGCACTTAGGGCATAAATCGTATTGGATATTATCTCTCCATATAGCCATTGGAAACACTTCCCTTGCTAAATCTTCGGCTGTGCATATGCTTTTTTCGTAAAGAGGTTTTACCTCTCTTGTTTTGATATATGCACATTTTTCATCGTAGCGTATTATCTCTTTTCCGCACCTATCGCAAGTGCACCATTCTTTTTGATGTTTCATTCTTCCACCGCCTTTTAAACCAACCCTAGCATACACAAAATATCAAGTCCCGATATTCTCTCCGCACCCTCTCTTGTGTGCATAAGAATATCTTTAAGTTTTTCATTTTCTGCATTGCTGTATTTATTTCTATCATACGCTTCTGAAAAACAATAATATTTGCAATATCCATAGCCTGCACCAAGCATGGTGCCGTGAACGCTCTTTCCGACAATATCATAATATTTTGGTACTTTTAAAATATCGTATTTTTCATCTAGGGTGCATCCCTTTTGCTCCGCTTTTAGCTTTGATTGAAGATATTTCAGAAAACTTTGTATATCCTGTTCTGATTTTGAAATATATAAAATTGTTTCTTTCAATTTTCCACCAACTTTCAAATCAATCCGTACATATACAGAATATCAAGTGGTGTTATTCTCTTTCGATTAAAAGAATTACTAACAATATAATTTGCTAAATCCCCATCTTCCCATCCGTCCGTACTTGTCATAGAATCATAAATCCGCTTATATTCTCCGGTCAGTTTGTCAAATTCAAACCATCCCAAGTCAAGTGTTACTCCGTAATCATAAAACCCCCTGTCAGACCACTTTCTGACATAATACATTAACTGCTTATATGAGAATCCAAGCCTTTCAAAAATATTTCCAATAGTTCTTATGCTCAATTCTCGATTGCTTGAAGGCAATTTTCTTTTCTGTTCATTCACGCAAGCTCTAAAAAATATTTCTTCTAATGGTTTCATTCTTCCACCAACTTTCTACCGCAGATAGGGCAAAATTTTATATCTTCGATTTCAATTCCAGACATAAAAGGGTCACTACATCCGAAAAATAAATGAAATGCATTTTTAAATTCAACAATTTGTGTTTCATTTTTTTCGGGATAATATCCGCCTCTAAAAGCTCCTTGCTTGATTTTTTCCAATTTTCCTATTTTGCAACAAAACTCGCACATATTACGCCTCAATCCCATATTCTTTGAAATAGTTTTCAATATCTCAGTGCCTAGTTCTTTTGTTTTTTAATACATTTGTCTTGTGGATAAATAATATGCGTTTTTATATCCATGTTGGCTGTACAGTCTATCCCGGAACTATATTTTGCACATTTTTCTCTGTATTCGCATATATCGCATTCGGTATTTTTCTCTTTATATTTTCGAGGCCTGTATTTCTTAAAATCCTTGCACTCGCAGTCAAGTGATGTATCATTTCCTTTTTGACAATTATAAACCGGATATTCTTCTCCTATTTCCTCATCAAAAACAAAATCTTCATCACAATATTTGCAAATTGAGCAATCTTTCATACCGCACCTCAAATCTTTGTAAATATATCCAAATCATAGTTATCTCTGATATAGTCAACAACTTCCTGTAATTTGCTTTTTACAAATTCATCTTTTGCAATATTAGGGTGTGCATAAAACATGCAACTATCTTTCTTGCAGTCCGCTTTATACTTGCGGTAATTAAACACCATCGTAAAAAGCGGTATCCTTGTAAGATTCTTTGTCTTATATCTTATCCAACAATCAACAATTTTCTTAATCATTATTTCTCCTTTGCCTTAAACAGTGTGTCAGGAAATGGAATGCCTAAAAAATGCATATTTGCGTACTTCCTAAATGTTGGTACGCTCATACCGGCTATCTTTGCTGCTTCTGCCTGTGAACATCTGCCATATGCGTATTCCATCAATCCCTCTCGGAATGAGTCGATATTTCGTGTTTTAACTCCTTTTGCCATATTTATACCTCCATTTTTTGCTTTTCAATTTGATGTTTGTGTTTTGCCATCTCTCTGTGCATTTTATACTTCATATTTTCACAGCCGATTTCTTTTAGCTCTGTTTTAAAATTATCAAAGTCGCTGTCATTTTTGATGTATACATTGACATATCTATCTATTTGCGGTCTTGTCATAATTACACCATTTTCAGTAAATACTTTTCTGATATAGTTGGTGTAATAGCAATAGCCTTTGACTTTTTCGTGATATAACCCCCAAAAATAATCCGCATTTTCCTTTGTTTCAAACTTTGCTCTAATCTCATTGTTTGAAATATGGCTGTAGCAATGTCTGCATAATGTAATTAAATTGCTTTCTCTATCATCTCCACACAATGAAGCCGTTCTTATGTGTGCCATCACCAATGCCCTGTATTCTCTACTGCTTTTTCCACAATATTGGCAAGTGTAATTATCTCTCTCAAAAATTTTAGTCTGTAAATCTTTATATGAACTCATAGTGAATACCTCCTACCACTCTTTGCTTTCACACCAACTGCTCTTACAAACATGGTTCATAATGTTGGTCAAAACTTTTTCAGAAGAAAAATGTGCCAAGCTGTAATCGCATTGTGTTGAAAACTTTGTATTGAAATATTCATCAACTAACATCTTGTAGTCTGTATTATCTTTCATGTTGCTTATCGTTGAGTAATAATTGTCCGTATATCCGTCACGCTCTATTTCAGTTTCTTTTGTTAAACTGTCTACCACTCTTGATAAAACCTTGTCTGTTAATGGATAGTGATATTCTCCGGTGTATTCTCTATGCTTGCCTAGGAAGTATTCAAAGAATAACTTTACATTTTCTTTAAGTGTTTCATCGTTAGTCCAATCATAGGCTATCTTACCAGCTCTGTTTACCATTCTTTCTTCGGCAACTTCCCAATCTTTTTGAGAGTATTCGCTTATCGGCTTAAACTCTTTCACTTTTTTATCTTTAGGTGAAAAAGAATTACACTGTTCTCTGTTAAGAGAATTACTTTTAGTATTTAATGTTTCGTAATTAGTGTTAAGGTAATCATTATTAGTAATCCCTGTTAAAAGAGTTACACCTTGTGGCATTCCCGAATTACACTTTGTGTTATTCCCTTGGGAATTACATTTTGTGTCATTCCCGTCTGCCTGTTTATGTAATTCCTGTCCTCTATCTTCTGCTATAACCTCTTGTCTGATATTTTCTTCCCATTTTTTAACTTCTGCGTTGATAACATCATAATTAGGTCTTATATGTATAGTCGGCATTGAGTTGAATTTGTATTTTGCTGTAATTACAAATTTCTTTTTCACCAACGATTTAATCGCTTTATCATACTGTCTTTCAGTAATCCGTATTTCTTCCCACCAATCTTTTCTTTGCTTTGCAATCCAATATTCGCCGTCCTTGTATATCTTAACTTTGCTCTTATTGTCTTTGCTTGGCGCAAACCAATATAAAATCCTTGATAAAAGTGTTCCCTCTATCAAGTCACCTGTTATGTCAATGTATTTATGGAACGTGTGATTGCACCTTGCTGATGATAAGAAATTAACTTTTGTTTGGATTTCATTTTCTGATAGCATGTTTATTACCTGCCTTTCTGATAATAGCCTTATTAACAAAACAACAAACAGGCACTAAGGCTTGTGCTTTTCGGTAGCTAACCTAGTTTGTTGTAATCGGATAGACAGGACTCGAACCTGTGACTCCCTCAATTACTGCTATTGCAGTGGTTGTTCTTCCAACTGAACTACTATCCGAAAAGGCAAGATACACTCCATCAAAAGGCTCATCAAAACACATTACAGAATTTTGAAGTGTCTCACCCCATTGCTTTCAGTCGCGCGTACCTACTAGCAACTTGTTTTTGTGTGTTTTCTTTTATTTTTCCGAAACTGCTATATTGCAGACCATCAGCGTTACGCAACCGCTATTCAAGATATAACAGCTCGCACTAAACCGACGTATGATTGATGTGGTGTGGATTTGAACCACGCATGATTGTCGCGACTCTCGTCATCTAAGTTGCCGGTTTCAACGAATTATCTTACGGCAATAGCGTTTACCCATTTCGCCACACATCAATAATCGGCAAGGTTGGGAATCGAACCCACGACAAATCAGTTAATAGCCGACTGCTCTACCACTGAGCTACATGCCGTTAAACAGAACTAACCTAATAGCTCTGTTTAAGCAAAAAATACGAAAAATTTCATTAAAGGGAAGAACCCTTAATTGCAGAAATGATACTATGCAACAGTTAGTCGGCACCTTTAGACAGGGACATGCGCTATGATTTTCTGTTGTTTATTGGTAGAGTGTTGCCCAGCTGTTTACCCGACTTGTATATCACGCAACACCTTGTAGCTGCTACCATATCTTACGCTATATTTTATTTCTGCAAGCTGGCTTGATAGGACTCGAACCTACAACTACTTGATTAACAGTCAAGCGTTCTACCTTTTGAACTACAAGCCAATAATGAGGGTGTAGTCTAAGGAGTGGCTACACCCTCCGGAGATATAAATTTGTATGTGCTGTAGGAAAAGAACTAAGAAACCTACAGCAAAGGACATGTGAGGAATTGCACCTCACCTAAGACTCATATGATTTGAGTTGCCCTAGTTTAACAATTAAAGGGGGTATATATGTCTACTCTGCCTATTACAGGTGTCTTTACGACAGGTTGGTTTTCACGCTCGTGCATTGTGGGATTATACACGATTAACCCTCACGAGCCTTGTGACGGCTCTTAACAGCTTTCCACTATGAGGGTGAAAGGAACTACTAAGTCCAATGTCGGGGAACCAAGTAAACCCCGAACAGGGCATGTTGGATTTGAACCAACGAATGCAGGAATCAAAATCCTGTGCCTTACCGCTTGGCGAATGCCCTATATTTATTGCCACATGAATGCTATGGCAAGTATTTGACCGAGCATTACCGCAGCGCCGAAAAGTCTCGAGCTAACTGTCTCTTTTTCGTTTAATGTGGCACTTGTCATTCCAAGCGCAATTAATGTCAGCCATACTGTTGTTGCAATTTTTAGTACAAACATGATTTACACCTCAAAATCTAATCGTCTTTATTTTCTTTCAATACTGCCTCAGCTATGCACGCAAGAACTAAAAACACTATTGAGACTACCATTGAGCATCGGTCAGAAAAGAGTATTCCGTAAAACATACAAAATAAAATTATCCATGTATACAGGCCCTTAAGAAACATTGGCATGAATTTATAAACAATCTTGTCGAAAATCTTCCATTTGCGCTTAGATTTAAGCTCATGAGCCTTAATTGTGTACCATGCAGCCTTACTCATATCCTCAGTTACAGAGCCTTTATGTCCGGCACGATATTTATACTTGTATGCAGTAATTTCACACCATTTAGCCACATCCTTAAGCCCGTAAATGTCAATCATTTCATCAATGCACTCTTTACGATTAGGCAAGTTATAGTGGCTAGGGTGATTTACCATATCGGAATTAATTTTGTTGGTTTCAAATCCTGTTAATTTCATCACTGTTAGCTCCTTTACTGTTATATATTATATATAACTAATATTTAATCATAGTTGTATGTATATATATTATTATTGTGTATGTTGTTTAATTAATATATAACTTATGTTATAATAATAAATACTGCTTGGCGAGGTTAAGGTATGAGTAAAGGCCTTTTTGTTTTGGCGGATATTTTGGGGGCTAAGTGGGGCGGTTTGTCGCTTTTCGTATACACCCCCAGGGCACCCAATATGTGCATTGCTCGGCTCTCAAACATCAAGCATTTTAAATTGTATCTATTGCATGTACAATTTAATTCTATGCTTTCAACTCTTCGCTAAACAACTGTTTTGTGAATAGTTGTAATAATTCAATAGCCCTCAAAGCCTTGTAAATCAAGGACTTAGAATTGTGTGTATTGTATATACAATTACTTGGCATTATCAACCACGTTGTTATCCGATAATGCTTTAATAGTCTGACTATTTGAGCCACCTAGCTGTGGCAACTCATTAGCGCTTAAAGCTCTCGCTTGCTGTCTGCTATCGCTTGTATACGGTGAGGCCCAGCCGTAACGCCTGTTGAGTATTGCAATAACTCCAACTGGGTTCTTTGCCCCGGTCACGAGCTTATTTGATAGACTTTCTTCTTGATATTTCCTCAGTTTTTCCAAAATCTCCGATGCTATCGGGCTTAGCGTATTCTTCTCCCAGTCATAAATAGTACTATCAGGAATACCAGTTAGAGAACTAAATCCCAATATACTAACTTCTTTATCGTATTTCATACACATATCATATATATATATATCTAATACATACATTACCAATTCAAAATTATAACTATTAAAGTTACTCTCTTTATACATTCCATTATCTAATTTATAATTTTCTTTAGATTTAAAATAATTAATATCAAATAACTTTTTTTGAATATAATATAAAGCGCTATTCCATACACTTTGAGATTCTTTTTTAATATCCTCAATCTTATTTACTTCACAAAATTCGTTTAAATAAAATAATAAATCGTTTTCATAAATCTCAATCTGATCTGACATTGCAGCACATCCCCCAAAAAGCCAAAATAAAAAAGCCCGCACCACCTGGAACAATTCCAAGTAATACGAGCTAGCCGGCATTCGCTTATTAATTTAATTAAAATAATAATAATCAAATATACTTGTTTTGTCAATACATAGAGCTATTGGATATATAACAACAACTGTATTGATTAATATATACCATATCACATACATATATATTAATTATATATAAAATAAAAAGCCGGCCATAAAAACCGACTTTAAATTTTAGAATGGACACTCATTGTTATTGTTTTCCAGCTCGTCCAGCTTATCCAGCACTAATTGATTTACAAAGCCGTTAATTGTAAGCCCTTGCGCCTGTATTCGGTCTTTTGTGCCTTTTGGCAGCATAACGCTTATTCTGTCATAGTTCTCTTTTGCTTTTTCATTCTGTCTCTTTACTCTACTTTTATAGTTTTCAATCATTTTCTTTTCATCCATTTTTCACACCTCATTATATAAATTAATAATATCAATATTCACTGGCAATAATACTATAAATAATATTGCTATACATAAATATATAACAATTAAATTACTATGTCAATATTAATTACATGTATTATTGCAATTATTGTTTTATTACTTATTATATATAATTTTGAAATTATGAATATAAATATTATTCTAATTAGTAGCATAAATATTTTTGCAATATTTTTGCAATTATGTATTGACATTACTAATATAATATGATAATGTATAGTCAAGTCGAAAGGCAAGGAACAAAATAAAAAAGCCTGTCGCAGAGCTTCCAACAAAACGACAGGCACCAAACAAAATAATAATTGAAAGGCGCGTATATTATAACATACGTGGAAAAAGGTGTAAACTATGAGCAAAGAAGTATTAAAGACATTAAAAGAGACAAGAAAAGACTACAGAGCAATGATTGATTTTTGTTGTGACGATTTAGTATTAAACAATGACATCATGCCAGCTTTAATTTCAAAAGGTTTTGATTTTGATATTTATTGTGGTACCGACTACGACGAAGAGGATGATTGTTACTTAGAGGTATTTCAGTATTTTATTATCAATGACAGCGACGCCGAAAGATTGAGCGAATATACTAACGAACTCGTTTATTATTGTGAGCCGTTAGACCTTTATATTTTAGGTGTAACACATTTTGGCACACCTTGGAACGGAGTTCCAGCAAGTTGGAAATACGATGACAACGAGTAATTAGCATTTAAGCCGGTGCAAGTTCACCGGCTTTATATTAAAGAGGTGTAAATATATGAGATATTGTGGACGACAGAAAAACGGAAAAGCGTTGTTATTAACGGACGATGAAATTATAAACAATGCACTTGAACAGGAAAAAAGCGGAATAAAACCGCATTATGCTTTTTATGATTATAAGAAGCATAAAAAAATAACTCCGGCCGGCTGGCTTGTATGGTCTTTAAGTGATGGCGGTTGTGGTGTAGTTTACCGCCGTAAGGATGGGAAAATGGTTATTACAACCGGGTTACAAGGTGATTTTTGTTATTGTTAGGGGGCAAACTATGGACGATTTAAAAGAACTTTTAAAGGCTTTCGGGCTTTTTGTGTCATGCCTTGTTATTGGGTATGGTGGTTTATTTTTATTTTTTTATTAAATTGCAATTAGTAAGTTACATATTTCAACAAAAAGTCGCATAACTCAACTGATACTATCGACTTAATTTTTATTTAATTAGGAGAAATAAGAAAATGACAAGAATTGAGAAAATGATAAAAGACGGATATCCCAAAATTATAAAAGGTAATGGAGGATATAGAGCATATTTGAAAGATATGCAACCCCTATGTGGTGGTGATTATATGGCTATATATCGTTATCCCGGTGGGGAATGCTGTCACAGCCTAGAAGAGATACAAAAATGCTTTGAAATCATTGAACAATAAGGGATGATATTGGAATAATTCGCAAGCTAATAGCGATACAAATTAACATGGTGTATTCTAGCCGGTTCGATTCCGGCTATTAGCTTTATATATAAGGCTTTTCAGGCCTTGTATTAATCAATTCAATATTTTTCATAGGTGCTTTTATACGGCTTTACAACTGTATATATTGCACTCCGTCCGCGCGTCCGGTAAATAATCGCGCCAAGAGGTCTTATAAATGCCTTTATATTTATATCAGGCTCAAGAGGTGCAACGCCTGAAAAACAATTGTGCGCCCTTTATAGGTGATTTGCGTTATTTTACACCTATAAAAACAGATTAACGCACGACAGACCGCGAAAAGGTCAAAAAGTAACCTATAAACCACGCACGAATAGAAAAGAGGGTTGATGGATGAACGATAACGAACTAACTACGCTTGACGCGGTAGAGTGTGAAATAAAAGCGCGCTACAACGGCAAATACAAGAGCGCGCCGGAATATCAAGCAAGCGAACGCGCCACACGTAAAGCGATAACAGATATTTTCAGAGCTGTCGCAGAGTCGGGCACGTGTGACGATGTTACTGTGCTTATTAGTGGCAAGGAATACCGCCGGACGGCTTTTGATAACTACCTAAACCATAAAAACTATATAAGCCCAATAATTAAGGCTTGTTATAGATAGGGGGTGTATTATGTCTAATTATGAATATCTAGGAAAAAAGGAAATATATAAGCGAGCCAAGGCGCTAGGCTATGAGATGCCAAAAATAAGTGACTTTGATTATATCAAGTACGATTGTATAGAATGGATGGAATCACACGAGTTAAAAATAACAGTTCAAAGGTCCGGTGAATGGTTGCAAGTTGTTGAAAAGCGTGCACACGTTCACCCGGTCACATTGTTTTGCGACTATCAAGCCGGAAAATATATCACACGTTATTATTAGGGATATTCTGTATCCCTTTTTGTTGTGCCAAAAAATCAAGCGTGCAGCCGTTGGAACTGTCGCGAGTTGTCCGGCTATAAGTCCGGGTGTAGTACATTGACAAATTAATAAAAATATTCTATGATTTTATGATATATACATTTTAAAGCCGTGTATTTGACGCTTTAAGGGCTTTTAAACGTGTTAGCGTGGATTTTATCAAGCACGCTAAAATAAGCCGTAAAACAAGCCGTTTACAACGCTTTGCGATATAGTTGTAGAGCCTTAAGCCGTCAAGCTGTGCCGGGTGCGAGTTGTTACAAGTCAGGCACACCAACTCATGGAAATTGCTTGAATTTTCAGAAAACTTCACTCGATTAAAGTGTGGTGCGAGTTCTTTGCAAGTTCTCGGCAAGTTTTTGTAAAATTTTGCGAACGGATTTTTGAAATTAAAAAGCTCAAAAGGTAGGGGGTATCAAAATATTTTAGGATTTTTTTGAATTTTGAATCGTCAAAAAATAAATACTCTTGGCACTGTAGTCGCTCTCTCCTAGTTTTTCAATCAATTTCTGCCGTGTCATTTCCGGATTAGTCCGGTGTATGTATTCTAATAGTCTGTCTATTTTATCCATATTTTTGCTCCAATAAATTAAATATTTTGTCAGCCGTGTATACAATATTCCGTCCGTACAAGCTCATAAAGTCTGCGATTATTTCTTCTGTCTCTATGTCAATGTCACAGCCGTATGAGAATGAGTACACATGCACCAGCTCGTGGCATAGTATCTTGTCGGCCATGTAATCAGACACATTATCAGCTATCGTTACTGTCTTGGTTGTGTTGTCGGTTACTCCTAAACTTATAGTGCCGTCAGACCGCCTTAATTCGCTTGATGTGGGCTTTTTAAATTGTATGTGCCACAATATATCATTAACATTAATAAACACCTGTATACTCCTTTCTGAATAAAGCAAAAGCCACTAACCGAATATCAGCTAGTGGCTTTTTACTAGAGAAAATAGTGTTTATCTATTTCTCCACATTTCTTTTCCCCATTATAAAAATAAAAATCTTCGGCATCAAATTGAAATATGCCAAACAATGAGTTCTTGCTAGATAAATACTTTATTCCGTCTTTATCTATATAATATTGAGTGACCTCATTATCAATGGGGCTGATTATCAAATCTCCATTTTTAAGGTTGTTAAAAGTTCCTATTTTTTGTCTTTTCATGAATAGCCTCCGTTTTATCTAAAAGTAAATGTATTCCTCTTCTGATGGCTTCACCTTTTGTAAAATTGTGCTGTTCACAATAGGCTTTCAGCTTTCTTTCTGTTTCCTCATCAAGTCTGATACTAAATCTGCTTGATTTCGGATTGCCAACTTTAGGTCTGCCTGCTGGTGACATAAACATCGCTTCCTTTCTTGTCACACCTTTATTATATTTATGTCACACCATATTGTCAAGCATTATTTTAAAATATTTTTCACTAGCCAATATTCAGTTATCAATGTGCGAAAAACAGGCTATGAGCATTACTACCCATAGCCTTAATAATTACAGTTTTGACGCAAGATTGCTCATTTTGGTGCGCAAAAGGTTGCGTTCATCGGGTGTCATGTCATTCAGAAGCTCCGATATGTCTCCGCTTAATTCACGGATGTACATGTCAAGGGCTTTCATTTTATGCTCTTTATCCTCTGTAGAAGCTCCTTTGTGCATTTCCTTTGTCTCGGTATAATGTCTCTTTGCTCTGTCATAATTGCTTTCACTCACATGTGGTGCAATCGGTTCAGAGTAGTACATCTTGCCTCGGCTCTTATCCATGTCACGCATATACTCCATGTCGTTGTAGTTTACCGGCATGTGATAATATGGCGGTTCCTCATATCCTCTGCGTATTCCATGACCTTTAGGGGCAAGTCTGCCATTTGCATAGCGATATTGGTCGTAATATCTTCTGCCACTTTCTTCGCCATATTCCGCCTTAAGACTTCTTAGGAGTTCTTTGTCGTACTCTTCTTCCTCTTCATCAGCCTTTTTCATAGCCTTGGAAATTATTGAGTGATACTCAGCTTCTGCAAGGTCTTTTATCATATCTACGACCTGTCCCATCTCGGAAGTGTCAACATTCTCAACGCCCTTTTCAAGCTCGTTGACAGCTTTCTCTGTAAGACACTCCTGCATTTTGTGTATTCTTTCAACGTGCATACTCTCGCCCCCTAACCAATTCGATTTACTGTGATGTTAGCATTTGCAACACTGATAGCCTGTGCAGATGTATTCTTGACAGAAATTGCCTGGCAGCAACCGCAAGGGAGCCATACATCTGTAGCCATAGACACATTGTTAAATGCTTCAACTGCTGCCGGTGTAGAAATTGCCAATGTAGATAAGTCCGGCTCGCCCTCGACAGCAATGGCTAATGAAATTGCTTCTGCGGTTCCGCCCGTAGGAACTGCAACATTTCCGTTAAATTCTACTCTGTACTTTGCTTTACAAGTATTGGTAGCACCTTTAAGGTTAATTAATCCGCTCCCTGTTCTGTGCGAAATATATCCTTTATTGCATACAGATGTTGGCGCATCTGTAAATAATACATTTCCGTTTACTGCAACTGTCTGTGTTGCAATGCTTGAAAATTCAGCCATTTTTATTACCTCTCTTTCATAAAATAAAAAACCACCAACCGATATTAGTTGATGGTTTCTAAATTTGATTATGCACAATAACTCATAGCATATTTCTTGACGATATTCTCAAAAATAGCTTTAAGTTGTGGTTTTTCAAAGATAATAGCAATTTTTGTTGTCTCATTCTTAATTGCTGTTTTGGTATTGCCCGCTTTCTCCATACGCTTTTTCTTATTATCCTGTAATCTCTTTAAGCTACAATGTGCAGTGGTTTCCAATTCTCCGTAGAGTTGATTATAAAGTATCTGATAGTCAATTTTGCTCTTGATTGAAATTTCACGCACCCTTGCATTGATTTCAGCTTTCCAATCTCCGATAGGCTGTGTAAATATCTCTTTCATATTGTCAACAGTCTGCTCAACTTTATTTATCTGCTCCGCCTGTCGTTTCTGTTCAAGCTCCATTTTAGCCTGTTCGTCTGCTATTGCATAAAACATCTGCATCTGCGGAGATAACTGAGAACGATTGATTACAACTTCCTTTACTTTATCTTCTACTTTAACAAAATACTGCCTTGCTGTCTTGCCCTTGGCAGAATGACTTTCCATAGATAGATGCTTCGCAAAATCTGTTGTAAGTCGATAATCCTTACATTTATTACCGTTCGACATAATGTCGAACCCCCACCAATCTTTATTTTCTTCATAAAACTCATTACCCTCAATATTGGTTTTAGCCCATCTTGAAAACTGACTTGGTGTAAGCTCCAAAAAATCATACAACGCTCTCGCTGTAGTGTGACCGCTTTCATCAATCTGTAAAGCAATCTCAATCGGAGTTTTCATATCTATTACATTGTTAATCACATTCATTATGCCACACCGCCTCTCTCTGCCATTAAGTGTCTCAACAATAACTTTTCCATATCGTCTGTCATTGTCTTTGCTCCTTCTGCTGCGGTCGGATTTTCGCTTAATAACTTGCCATATACAAAACAGTTCAGATAGTTTAGCATACTGTAGTCTCTTGATTCCAACAAATTATCTACCATATTGCAGATGTTATCGTGTACTCCATTTAAGAAGCTCCAATGCTTATCCACGGACTTCTGATACACCTTTTCAGCATACTTCCTTATTTCCTCTAGCTCAATGCTCGTTGGCATGCGGTCTAATATCTTGATAATGTCATCCTTGGCTTTTAATGTGTCATAGTCACATCTAAGGTCATCTAGCTCCCTTTTAAGTTCTGCCTTTGTCATTTCATCAATACTCTTGCGTTCTAATTCCATAATATCTTATCCTTTCAAAAAATACTTGATTTTCCGAAAGAAACTGATATGATAGATTTATCAATCTCTTTCGGATTGGTGTTTTTAAAGTGTTGTGTTCGTTGGTAGCGGTGCAACACTTTATTTTTTTTGACTTCTTATCTTTTCAATGCCAATTCTGATTAGTTCTAGTATCGAATAACCATTTTCAGAAGAAAAGTCCATAATTTCTTTTTTCTCTTGTTTTGTTACTCTTACATAAATCCTATCATTCATTGGATTTTCAGATTTAGGTCTGCCTGTGCGTGGAGACATTTTAAACACCTCACTTTCTGTCCGCACATTTAATATATAATAGTACGTACAAAAAGTCAACCCCAAAATTCAAGTTTTTTTAGAAAAAATCAAATCTACAAATCATCAACTAATATTCGGTTTTCAATGTGCAAAAGGGCAAACATTATAGTCTGCCCTTTATCTTCCCGACATTTGTGTCGGTAACATCAAGTAATACTGCTTAGCAGACATAATCTTGTATTCAGGTCTTCGAGTGGAAACTCGAAAGAAACTCGAAAGAACTCGATTAAGATACTCAATTATTTAATTGTTTAGCATCCGCAACCTGTATTACATCCGCATCCGTTATAAGCATATCCATAAAGGTTGCTTGCCGGGAATGATGGTACCGGTGTAGGTCTTACTGCATCAATAATCTGATTTGTCTGCGCTGCCATTGTAGTAGTCAGAAGTGCATTCTGTCTATCCTGTGAAGCAGCTCTGCGTAAATCGTTATTCTCTGCTGTAAGTGTTGCTATCTTATCCTGACATAAGTAGTCTAATATGCTTCTAAAGCCTGCCTGCTGGCTGTCAATAATATCTCTTGTATTATTGTTCATTGTGTTCTGTAAAGCACAAGTGTTAGTTGCCATGTTGTAGTTTACACCTTGGATGGCTTCTCTCGTCTCGCAGCAGCAGTTAGCAAGCTGTGACTGTAAAGCGTTGGTATTCTGCATATTAGCAACTGTATCAGCGTTTACCGCCTGTTGTATGCCGTATCCTGTCTGCATGATATTTGTGTTAATACCATTAAAACCTGTGAGCATACTGTTGTTCATGGCATAAAAGCCGTCACAAAGTCCGTTGGAAATGCCATCTAACTTGCTGATAACTGCCTGATTGTCAAATCCTCTCTGGATTTCACTGCCGACACCACCATTAGTGCCACCGAAACCACCAAAGCCGTTACCCCAGCCTCCGAATATCGCAAATACTACGATAAGGAACCAAAGCCAAGAGCCGTCATTCCAGTTATTTCCGTTGTTTCCGTCCAAATTCGCCACAATAGGTACGCTTGGACAATTTCCTGTGTTGAACATCTGTTTTACCTCCAAAATTTATTTCATAAAGAGCCGTGCGCACGTTCTCTCATATGCTATATTCCAAAATTACCTCTAATCTGCTTCATTACATCATCAGGATTAATGCCTTTTTCTTTGCATAGGTTTCTCGCCATTTGCTCGATTCCCTTGCTGTTTCCGCTTTGAGCCATGCTCATTGCATTCTTAATCATTGGATTCCCCATTACACGATTATTGCTCATTATCTGTTGCATTATTCCCATTACATTCATGCTTTTTCACTCTCCTTGTTTTGTGTTCGCGAAGTTTTTCTTTGTGCCCCTAAAGATAATTGCTCAATTTTCTCTGATAGTTCGTTGAGCTTTGCCATAATACCCTCTGTGGCTTTCTCTGATAGGTCAAATTCAAGTTTTTCCGTGTCACCCGATAAAACGTCTGTCTTATCATTTAAAACCGGCTTAAAAGTCAATGTGCGGATTGTTCCGTCAGCATTCCAACTCTTGGCATATATCTCTGTTAAATCCTGTTTTGGGAAAAATGCTACACTGCCATCCATTGGCACCTCGTTGGGGTTAATAGTCTCAACCGCTTGTACTACTCTGCCACTTATGCCTTGTGTTGGTTCGGGCTGTTGGTATCTCTGATAGCTCGCCATTGGGTTGTACTGATACGCTCCATAATTAGGTGTATAATTCATCATTGGTTGCTGATACGGCATGTTCATTTTCTCTTTCCTCCAAAACTTCCTCTATCACTTTAATGACAAGGGATAATGTCATTAGGTCGATTTTTTGTAACTCACTTTTAGCAAATATTTTTTCTCTCACATCATCGTCAAACACAACATCATCTCCTTATGCCTAAATTGTGGCATAAAAAAAGAGAAGAGCATTTCCATGTTCTTCTCATATTTGTGTCATATAATGGCTTTTCTATATACAATTTTTACTACACACTTTTTGGGGTGGTTACTACACAGTTACTACACACTTTTCGCATTAAAATGCATTAAAATACATAGAATTTTATATTTTTTACGATTTTACGAAAATCCCGCAGACCCTTTATTTTCTTAGGATTGCGCCATTATTTACGAAATCGTATGGCACTCCTTGATATACATAATAATTAAGCCAGTTGGAATAAAGTATATTGCCGTGTGACCGCCACTGTAAAAGCGGTTTTTGTGTATCATCATTATCCGGATAGTAGTTCACCGGCATATCTATATCAAGTCCCTTTTTCTTATCCCTCTCGTACTCATTGTGAAGAGTATATCTGTCATACTCAGGATGTCCCATCACAAAAATCTTTTTACCGTCCTGATCCATCAGAAGGAATACTCCGGCATCATCCGACTCCGCAAGTATGGTAAGCTCAGGATGCTTTAATATATCCTCCTTTAAGACCTCGGTATGTCTTGAGTGCGGTGCGTAAAACACGTCATCGAAGCCTCTGACAAGTGGGATTTTTCTGTTCTTTACACGGTGCGCATACACACCAAATTTCTTCTTTGGAAGCACACGCTTTGGTATGCCGTAGTGATAATATAATCCTGCCTGTGCACCCCAGCACAGATGAAGTGTGGAGAAAGCATGTGTCTTGCTCCACTCCATTATACTGCATATCTCATCCCAGTAGTCTACCTCCTCGTATTCCATAAGTTCAACCGGTGCCCCTGTGATTATCATGCCATCAAAGTATCTGTCCTTTATATCATCAAAGGTCTCGTAAAATTTGTTCAGATGACTGAGTGATGTGTGAGTGGCCTCGTGAGTAGATGTGGTCACAAACGTTACATTGACCTGTATAGGGGTATTTGACAGCGAGCGCAGTATCTGAAGCTCTGTGTCCTCCTTTAATGGCATGAGATTTACAATCGCAATCTCCAGCTGTCTGATGTTCTGATGTGATGCCCTGTTTTCGTCCATCACAAATATATTTTCTCTCTCAAGTATTTCCTTTACAGGTAAATCATTTTGTGTCTTTATAGGCATTTTATAACCTCTTTTCTAACGCCCAAACATCTCTATAAATGTATCCTCCGAGATGATAGGTATTCCTAATTCTTTTGCTTTTTTATTTTTTGATGAAGTAGATTCAGTGTCGTTGTTTACCAGATAGTCTGTCTTTTTTGACACGCTTCCTGTCACCTTGCCGCCCTGTGACTCCACATAGGCCTTAAACTCGCTTCTGTTGGCAAAATCATGCACATCGCCTGTGATAACAAAGGTCTTGCCGTTTAAGCTTCCCTCCGACATATCCTTTATATCGACCTTTTCTATGTCAAGCTCCTTAATCAGTGCTTCAAACATCGCACTGTTTTTGGGATTTGCATACCATTCAAGTATGGAGCCTGACTTTTCCTGGCCTATGCCGTCTATATCCACAAAGTCAGTGGCATTTCTCATCCTGTCCGCGAAGCCATCAAAACCTATTGCGTTGACAATCTTCTTGCCTGCATCGGTACCTATAAGAGGTATACAGAGTGCAAATATCAGATTAACCGGATGGACATGTCTGCTTTTTTCGATGGCAGTCTGCATATTCATGCACGACTTCTCGCCAAATCCTTCCATGCTGCTTATCTTATCAAAATGCTCGGGCAGATGGTATATGTCAGGGAACTGTTTTATGAATCCCTCATTTATAAATTTTAGCATTGTCTGTACCGAAAGTCCATCTATATCCATTCCGCTTTTGCTGACAAATCTTGAAAACTTTTTGACATTCTTGGCTGTACAGTCAGGGTTTGTGCAATGTAGCGTCTTCACACCGCTGTTTTTACTTACAAATATGCGTGTCGGATGATGACACACCGGACATTCCTTCGGTATCTCAACTGCTCCCACCGCATCCTTTACAGCTATGCATTTCGGAATAATCTTGTTGGCTTTTATCACGGAAAGTGTACACTCTTTTCCCACTCCAAGCCTTTCTATCTCAGTCAGATTGCAAAGCGAAGCTCTCGAAACCGTCGTACCCTCTATCTGCACCGGCTCAAAAACAGCCACCGGCGATATTGTCGAAACCGCACACGACCATTCAATATAACGAAGTCTCGTATCTACAGCCTCATCCTGCCACTTGAAAGCAAAACCTGCTCTCGTAGCATGATGCCCTGTGACGCTTCCGCCTGCAGCGTAGGCAGTGTCATCATAGCATATGACAAGTCCGTCCACAGGCACATCCATCCTGCCACTCTCGACATCCCTTGTCCAGCGTTTTACAGCCTCATCAAGGCCTGCCGCATCTGTTGCCTCCCTTTTGACAACATTGAATTTCATATCACTAAGATAGCTCATTCTATCCCCCCATGATATGATATCATCATCTATATGCACGAGTGTAAACGCATAAAACACTACATGTCTGCGCTTCACCTCTTCCACATCATCGAGATTTAATGTACCGGATGCAAGGTTCCTTGGATTGGCATATTTCTCATCATCGTCCTCGATTGTATCATTTAACAGCTTAAAATCCGTGTAGGAAATTGTCGCTTCCCCTCTTACAACCATATGTCCCTTGTATGGTATCTCCTTTGGGAAGCCGCTTATGGCATCCTGCAAAAAGGTGATGTTACTTCCTACAGTTCCATTTCCTCTCGTCAGTATTTTCACAAGCCTGCCACCGTCATATGTGAGCACGAGTGTCAGTCCGTCAAGCTTCCATGAAAGCCAGATTGGCATATCACCTGCCCATTTCTTAAGCTCCTCAATGCTCTTTGTCTTGGCAAGTGAAAGTGCCGGATACTCATGCGGCTCACGATTTCCAGCCTCTGCCTCATAGCCTGCATTCTGTGTCGGACTGTCATGGCGGATATATCCTGTCTCTTTTTCAAGCTGTGTAAGCTCATCAAACATTGCATCCCACTCGTAGTTTGGCATTATTTCATCTGCGCCGTTGTAGTAAGCTTTTGACGCGCGGTTAAGACTTTCAACAAGCTCATCTATCTTATCTTTTATTTTGTTATTCTCCAT